ATGGCAATGTATAAGATCGGCGTGACAGAGGCCGGTGACGCGGGGCTTGACCTTTCGTGGGAAGAGAAGCTCGACAGCGTGGATGGAGCAGTCCTGATTACGAAGCGCGTGACGCATGACTTCATCAATGCAGTCCACCGACATCCGGAGAAGCTGATCGTCCATGCGACATGCACCGGATACGGCGGTACTGTGATCGAGCCGCGCGTGCCGCGAGACGGATACCAGCTCGGTTCCGCAAAGGCGCTGGTGAACGACAATTTCCCCATTGATCGAATTGTGATACGGGTAGACCCTATTATTCCGACGATGAAGGGGATGCGGCGGGCGGTCGGCGTGATCAAGACAGCCATCATCCTTGGTTTCAGTCGGTTTCGGATCAGTGTGCTTGACATGTATCCGCATGTGCGCGAGAGATTTGCGGCGGCGGGGCTGCCAGATCCGTACAACGGAGCGTTTCAGGCGTCCGAAGAACAATTCAAAGACGTCGATCTTGTTGTGCGGGCGGCCAGACTATTTTGGCTTGGTTCGCATGGGACTCTGGACGGGCTGCGGATCGAGGCGTGTGCAGAGCCGATGCTGAATGACGACGAGGACGTCGGCGTGACGCGCTGCGGATGCGTTTCTGCCTATGACCTCGCGCTGCTCGGCCTTGAGCCGGACGATTGCGGCGGCGGAGGGTATCAGCGGAAGGACTGTATGTGCTACGCCGGTAAGGTGGAGCTATTGGAGCGCAAAAAGCAGTGTCTGCACGGTTGTCTGTACTGTTATTGGAGGTGAGATTTATTGGGCGTCAATGGGTATGTTGAATATAAGGCGGTCACGAAGGAATTGCTGGATTTTATTCGCGTTGGCGATCGTGTGAAGGTTAACGACTGGAAGGCGGGTTACGAAGTGCGCGGCGTGTCAGCCAATTATTTTGTAATGGCTCGCACATTCGGTAAGCACGATCATTATTCGGTTTGCGAAAAGAAACCGTGGGAAGGTGTTGGCCACAATGCCATGCGCGGCGGAATGTTCCATGTCGGCACGGACTTCTGGTGCTTCGGCGCGCCGATCTCATGCGATAACCTCTATCGCTTTGCCAATGCGGATGCAACGGCTGAGTATCTTGGCTTGTTTGAGGATGGCGTGAGCCAGCTTTCATGCCGCACATCTGTGCCGATCAAAAGACTGTATATCAAACGGGCGAAGGGAGATACCGAGAGATGAAATAGAGGGTGTAGTGATGAAAATATGGATCATAAGCTATTATGATGTCGGTGAAGATCCTGTTGTGACTCCGTTTGACAATAAGGATGCCGCGACAAAGTGCTATGAACACTTTATTGGGGAGCACGACAGGGTAAACATTGACGAGTGTGAGGTTTACAGCAGCTTCATTGTGAGCTGAGCTGGTTGTTTCAAGAGGAGGTACTTTTGAAAATGAAAGAACGGTTTATTGAGCTGTATCGGCGGTATATTACGCGCGAGGGCGCGGATAAGCTGCTGGCGTGGCTGGAAAAGAGTGATTTTTTCAATGCGCCGGCAAGCACGAAATACCATCTTGCTGAGGCTGGCGGTTTGTGCAAGCACAGCCTGCATGTTTATGACCGGTTGGTCGGTCTTGTAGATATGGAGGCGCGATACAATCCGGATTTTGTGCGGCCGAGCGACGAAAGTATCGCAATTTGTTCGCTTTTGCATGATCTTTGCAAGGTCGGCGTTTACATTTCCGAGCCAAAGAACCAGAAGACGTACGACCCCGATAAGGTTGCCGCCGCGCAGGGATGGCAGGTCAAGCATGACGATCTCGGCGATTTCATCTGGGAGACGGTGATGGGTTATCGGTTCGACGATCCGATGCCTTACGGTCATGGCTCGAAGAGCGTCTACATCATCGGCGGATTTATGAAGCTGACGCGAGAGGAGGCGTTCGCAATCCGCTATCACATGAGCATGTGGCAGAGCGACGATATGGGCGATCCTGGCAAGGCGTACGATATGTACGAGCTGGCGCTTTTGACGCACATGGCGGATGAGCTGGCGTCGTTCGTGGATGAGAAGGAGGGATGATGAAAATGACGGAGGCGAAAAAGAACAGCGACTCGCTTCTGAATCCGCAGGAAGTGAGCGACGGATGAGGACTGAAAGCGAGTATCAAAAGCTCGTCGAAGACAACCATAAGCTGATCTATGGCTTTCTCAATAAGAACCATCTTTCCGATGACTGGTATGGAGAATGCGCCGTTGGACTGTGCAAGGCCGCCAGAGCTTATGATGAGAGCAGAGGTGTTAAATTTTCCGTGCTCGCCTATCGGACGATGATGAACGAGGTTCGGATGCGGATGCGGACGGAGCGTAAGTTGTGCGATGCCATGTCGTTCGACGAGTTGGTGACGGACGAATCGAGCAATACTTTTGGGTATTTTGTTTCAGACCCGTATGACCGATTGGAGGCGCAGGATACCATCGCGCTTTTTGAGTGGGTGATTGAGCGGGCAAAGCTGAGCGATCTGGACATCATATATCGGCGGCTGCAAGGGCAGTCCGAATGCGAGATTGCCGCTGCACGCGGAACAACGCAAGCATGGGTATCAAAGCGACTTGTGATGGTGAAGCGTTGTTATGCTGATCAGAGACAGATGTACTGCGCGGTAAGCGAAGAAGATGAGGCGGAACGTGCTGCGCTGCGCGCAAAAATCGTCTGTTGTCTGAGGGAGCGCGTCGGAACTAATTAGCGCGACAATAATCTATCTATTTGGAGGGAAGGATATGGCGTGGTATTGGATCGTTTTCCTGACGATTCTCATTTTCTGGACGGTTTCGATTATTCTGGCACAGTTTGACGAGGATTTGGCGCTGCGCTGGGCGTTCGGTCTGCTTTACCCGCTTCTTTATTGGCTCTGCTACCCGATCAGAGCAATCCGGCAATATGAGGACTATCGGGAGCACTACGAAAAGCACGGGATTACCAAGTGGCAATTCCTGTTTGGAAAAAGAACAAAGAAGGATGTGATGCAATGAAACTAAAGGACACTTTGGAGGCGATTTGCGAGCTGGAGCAGAACGACGGGTTTGCGCCGCTGAGCGATAAGACGAGGAAGGCGGCGCTTTTGGCGCTCGGCGCGTACGATCCGCAGCAGCAGGAATACATCGAACAGCTCGAAGCCGAGTGCAAGACCTACATGGACGCGGCGGAGCTGTACGGAATTGACGCGATGACGATGCTATCGCTGGCGCGCAGCCAGATCAAGACATCCGCGAACAATATCCGCCTTTCCGAACAGATGGAAGAGTATCGCAAGCTGTTCAACGAGCTGCCGAGGAATCTCACGGACGAGGATGTTACGCGCGCGATCATCGCTTATGACGGGAACGGAGCGATGCCGTACTGCGATCTTGTTTGGGCGGCGCTTTGGGCGGTGAGAAAATATCTCAGAATGAGGTGAAGCGATGACCGTTACGGTTTGCGACATGATTATGGGCGCTGGCAAGACCAGCGCCGCAATCGCAAAAATGAACAGTGATACGGAAAGCCGCTACATCTTCATTACGCCGTTTCTCGCCGAGGTGGAGCGAATCAAGGAGGGCTGTGCCGCGCGTTCGTTTTACGATCCGAAGAATTTCGGATGCCGGAAACTCGATGACCTGCACGAAAAGCTGTCACGCGGCTGCAACATTGCCAGTACGCACGCGCTGTTTCACACCTATAACGACACTACCATCAGACTGATCCGTGAGGGTGGGTACAAGCTCATACTCGACGAGGTGACGGATGTTTACGAAAACTTGAAAATATCCCCGAAGGACATTGAGTTGCTGAGGCATCACAATACGATCTCCGTCAGTGAAGCCGACGGTCGCGTGCGCTGGCTGGACAACGAGTATGACGGCGAGTTCAATGAGCTGCGCGATACGATTTTGACCGGGCATGTGACGCTTTGCAAGGGCTGTATGATGCTTTGGACGTTCCCAATCGAGGTGTTTGAAGCGTTTCGTGACGTGCTGGTTTTGACGTATCTGTTCGACGCTCAACCGCAGAAATATTACTTTGACATCAACGGCGTCGGCATAAGGAGAATCGGCACGACGTATGAGCGCGGCGCGTATCACTTCTGCGATGTGCCTGCTGTTCCTGCGTATGTGAGGACGCTGCGCGATAAGATCCATATTCTTGACGACGCAGCGCTGAACGCGATTGGAGACGTGGACGGTACGCTTTCCGTATCGTGGTATCAACGCGAAGCGAAGAGGCGAGGCAAGCCAAGCATCAACAGGCTCAAAAACAACCTCGGCAACGTATTCAAGCACCGTTATGGAACGCCGATGAAGAGGAACCTTTGGACGACGTACAAGGATTATTGCGACGTTTTGAAGGGAAAGGGCTATACAGGCGGATTTCTTTCTTGGAATACGCGGGCGACGAACGCATACCGCGACCGCGACCATCTGGCGTTTTGCGTCAACCTCTATTTCAACCCGGTGCTCAAAAACTTCTACATGGAGCGCGGCGTCGATGTGCAGGAGGAGCGCTGGGCGCTTGGCGAGATGATTCAATGGATCTGGCGCAGCGCAATACGGGACGGGAACGAAATTTGGCTTTACATCCCGTCGCGGCGGATGCGAATGATACTGCTTGACTGGCTGGACGAGCTGGCAGGCGAGGAGGTGGCGTGAAACAATGGATGATTTCAAGGAAACTGCGTGGGATCATGTGTCAGGCGAGAAGTATGCCACTTTTTCAACCTCTGAGAAAAAGTGGATGCGAGCGATCGAGGATCTGAAAGAGAAGTATCCAAGCGACGTCGATATACGATACAAGGGGGATGAAACCATTGTCGTGCGTCTGCCGGCCTCGTGGTTTAAGCTGAGACCAAAGAAGCAGAGCAACATGACGGATGAACAGAAGGAGGCGGCGCGTAAGCGCCTTGAGGCTGCGAGAAGCAAGCGGTTTGAAAAAATCCAAGATGATCGGGCGGTGAGCGGATGACTGGAGGCGTCTACATCGTGTCGGCAGACGCGAAGGATCTCTTTCTTGCCAACTACTCCTCAGAGCGTTGCGCCGGCTATACGGTGAAGTACAGCTCTGATGGGAATGCTGGTGAGTATAATACAAAGCGGTTTATCAACACATTGGATTACAGTCTTGACCTCATCAAGCTGCGCGAAGTATATGAGAAGGTTTACCGACGCATGGACTTTACGTTCAACAAGCGTGGTAAGGAATACTGCCGCCGTGTGATCAACGTGACGTTCAAGTATAACATCAAGGAGTTCAATCGGTTCTCAGGCAATACCTATGTTAAATTCGGATATTTGCCGAGTGACGTGGAGCTGCGCGACGGCGTGTGCGTGCGTGACGGAGAGTTGCTGGCGGTGCGTGTGGACGAGCCGGTGAAGCATCCGATTGACAATGCAATTCTTGGCAAATGTTTCGCGTTTGAGGATGGCATGTATCGCCTCGGCAAACAGATGAAGGTGATTTTTACGGTGGCGCAGCTTCGCGAGAGGCTGTATCGGGATGGGTTCCGATGTGACGGGATCGACTTTTGCCGGTTTAAGAGATCCAGCGGTTCGAGCCGCGTTGGAAAGTGCCTTTTCATTGACAAAGACCTGTATCGCCGGATGCACAAGTGGGAGATGTGCGGATTGACGGTGAAAGACGGGCAGGAGGTAGATCTTGCAGCGTTGGAGGCGTACATCTCGCTGACGTTGAGCAGCATCATCGACACGATTCCCCTGCGTCCTGAGAACTTCCTTGTGATTGATGACTACAAGAGCGCTTTCCGTGATCGAGCCGTCGTTTCACGCATTGGCGCAGACGGATGGTTGCAATCGAAACCGGAAGAGGTGGACGTTGAGAATAGCATTTGGGATGGACAATCTCTGATCGAGAAGGATGCGATGGGGGCGTATCAGAATCGCGGCATGATCCTGCTGCGCAACCGATTCTTCAAATCCGCTTGCTTCAACGCCAATATCCAGCAATTCTTCCGCGATAACGGCATTACTGAGATTTCTCAACTGCACGGATTTACGCTGGCGAAACGTGTGGAAGATATCAAGATCATTACGACGCCGAGCAGCATCAAGTATGTGAAATTCGGGAGCCTTGAACGGTGGCTGCGTCTCTTGGATGAGGATGGGGACTTCGGCGTGGTGAAGCACGAGAAGCCTACGCACTTTTTTGATGGGCGTATGGTGCAAATCCACTATCAGCTTCTCAACACGTTGCAGCTTTCGCAGGCGGACGTCGATGAGCTGGTAAAGCCTGCGCTTTCGTATCTGCAAATGATTCACGATGACCCCGCAGTTCTGCGCTATCACATTCGTTACAGCGGAGAGGATGAGGAGATCCACGACGCGGCAACCACGAACGATGTGATATACCAAATGCTCGGTGTGAGCGACAGGTTTTCCCAAACGCGGCTTTACTATGACTTTAAGCAGGATCTAACAGAGTCGTTTATGAAGACGCTGCGGTGCGGACACATATTGGTCGATGGAAATTACTCGACACTGCTTGGCAATCCTGTTGAGATGCTTTTGTCAGCGGTTGGAAAATTTGACGGAACGAGTCAAATTGGCGTCGGGAACGTCTATTCCAAGCGATTCCAGTTCAACCAAACGCTTCTTGGCAGCCGCAGTCCGCATGTGACGATGGGGAATATTTTGCTGTCAAAGAACAGGGCAAACCCGCAGATCGAACGCTATTTCAACCTGACGAACGAAATCGTCTGCATCAACAGTGTTGGAGAGAATATTTTGATGCGGCTTTCCGGAGCCGATTTTGACAGCGACACCATGCTTTTGACCGATAATCCTATACTTGTGCGCGCGGCTGAGAAAAACTACGGGAAGTTTCTTGTGCCGACGAGCATGGTGGAAGCGAAGAAGGTCGTTCGGCATTATACATGGTCGGAACAGGCCGATCTCGACATCAAGACGAGCGTGAACAAGATCGGTGAGATCGTCAATCTCTCTCAGGAATTGAATACGCGGCTGTGGCACACGATCAACGGCGGCGGGACATTTGAAGAGGTTGAGGAGCTGTATTGCAATATTGCAAAGCTGGATGTGCTTAGCGGCATTGAGATCGACAAGGCGAAAAAAGAGTTTGCGGTGGACAGCATCGGCGAGATTAAGCGGCTCAAGCAGCAGTATGAGATCCGCGATGATGACGGAAGGCAGGTTAAGCCGAACTTCTTTGGAAAGATCGCTCGCATGAAGGGCTATTATGACAGCGCGCGGAAGAATTATCGCTTTCACGATACGACGATGGACTATCTGCAACACAGCCTGAACCGTTTTCGGGTGAATCGGAAAAAAGATGGGTTCATCCCGTTTTCCGATATGCTGATTCCGCGTGACGGGTCGATTGGGCTTGCGGTATGGTATCCGCAGGTGAACCGCATTTTGGAGCTGGTGCGAAATATGCGCGCGCAGATCAGGGCGGTATGGGATGACCGAGAGAGCAGTATGGAAAACCGCGACAGGGCGATGTTGGTGGACGAAATCCGCAGGGAGTGTTATGACTACATTAAAGCAATTCGCGTCAATCGCAATACGGCGTATCGCTTGCTCCTTGCAATCGAAGAGCCGCAGAATAAGGATATTTCAAGGAGCCTTTTCTATATGCTCTTTTCGCTCCCCAATCAATGTTTTCTCGATCTTATTGAGGAAAGCCGCGAGCCGATCATGCTGCTAGAAGAAGATGATACAGCGGCCGGCAGCATCACGATTTATGGTCGGCGTTTTCGTAAGATTCCATCCATCCCGTGCAAAATATCCGGTGTAGTTTGCTGAAAACACGCAGAAATGTATGGATTTTGCAAGGTTAGTTCTGAACAAATGTGCGGATACCGCCAATGTTTTGTGACTGGACAGGAGATCGCAGAATTTCCCGATACAGGATGGAGGGGCGCTTTTTTCACCTGCTGTATGTCTTCGCGCGAGCGCGCAAGCGTAATGTGGTAAAAAACGACCCGTATCGTCCAAATCTATTTGAAAAGGATGTAGTTTTGTGATTTCTATTACCAAGGACGAGAAGATGCTTTTGGAGAAGCTGTATCCGCAGTACAAGTATCCGCGCACGATGAAGCAGCGTACAAAGCGCCATCATTATTTCTGCACGGAGTCCGAGGAACTGATGCGCGCGATTGCCGACACGAACAGCGCTGCGGCAGAGCTGGTTCGCGAGTTTGACCGGCGAAGAGCAATGCGCGAGCGCCGCAGGCGGCACGATAGGAGTCGTGATCGTTGATGGCGTATCAGGACAGGATTGAGCGATATGAACACGCCACGATCGACTGCGCCGACGGTACGCTGACGGAGTATCGTGACGACGCGGCCAGATCGTACGCGATCGACGAGATACTCAGACGTTGGGACGGCGTGCCGGACGTGACCATTACGATCGAACGGCGGCGTGAATTACCGCCGACAGAAGGAGGGTGACGGAGGACGTGAATCCCAATTATGAGCGCAGAGACGGTGAGGGTGCCTATGAGTACGGGCTTCGGCTGATTGCGACGAAGGTAGAGGAGCGACCGGAGGATCTGGATTGGCAGGACATCGTTGAAGCGATTGGCCTTGATTGCCACCGTGACAGTTTGCGCAAGGCTGCGTCTGTGACGCCGTACTCAGGATATGCTGTGATGCAGTATTTCAAAAAGAAGACGGGCTCGTCCTCTGACGCTTCGCGAGACGCCTATATCGACGAGATCGAGGAGAAGACCATCAAAATGCGTAAGGAGGCCAAGCGATTTTTCGATCAGCGTCGCGAGTTCAACAAGCTCGTGGATCGCTTGGGACGCGAGGAGCATCTGGAGGATCGCCTCGTTGCGGCGGCACAAGAGCTGAATTGCTTATCCCCGCTCGCAGTCGAGAAGGAGAGCCTTCATTGCAGCGATGGAGAAGAGGCCGTGCTTGTGCTCGCCGATTGGCACTATGGTATGGTGACGGATAATATCTGGCAGCATTATGACACGGATGTTTGCCGAGAGAGAGTGGAAAAGCTCGTGACCGAGACGATTAAGAGATTGCGGCTGCATCGTCCGAGGCGTCTGCATGTCGTTTTGCTCGGCGATATGGCGCATGGCGCAATCCACACGAGCGTTCGAGTGGCGAGCGAGGAGCTTGTTTGCGAACAGGTGATGCAGGTGAGTGAGATCCTTGCGCGATCAATCGCCGCTCTTGCCGACGAGGTTGAGGAAACCGTTGTTCATGCGACGTATGGGAACCACCTGCGTACGGTACAGAACAAGAGCGACAGCCTGCACGCAGACAATATGGAGCGGTTGATCCCGTGGTGGCTGGAGCAGCGGCTTATGGGGCGTGGCGATGTCGTTTTCCCGGAGGCGGAATACTACGAGTTTTTGTACTTTGACGTCTGTGGTTATCATGTGTGCGCAACGCATGGCGATCTCGACCATGTGAAGAGTGCCGGCCGCACGCTCAACACGCTCTTCCAGAAGAAGTACGGAACCGGAATCGACTACGTTCTCCTTGCCGATAAGCACCACAAGGAAGAATTTGAAGAGCTTGGCGTCGAGACGATGATCGTTCGTGCGCTTTGCGGCGTAGACGACTATGCCAACGACAGGCGACTTTATTCGATACCGGGACAGCTCTTACTATTTTTCAAAACCGGCATTGGTGCCGACGCATACTATCAAATCAGGCTGTAGGCAGCCATAAGGAAGGAATGATACCATTGACCAAGGAAGACCTGACCTCGGTGATGTCCGAGATGGGGTACTGCAAGGATCAGGCCAATGAGTTTATCACGGAGCTGTTTCGCACCATCGGAGAAACGCTTGTGCGTGGCGAGTCTGTGCGCATCCGTGGTTTCGGGCTTTTTGAGGTTAAGACGCACAAGGGGCATTTGGCGCACAACGCCATCACTGGCGAAAACCGTATGCTGGAAGCATATCCGGTCGTTTCGTTCCGCCCCGGCGACAACCTCAAGTCCGCCGTGAGGAGCGGCGACGCCGAAAAGCTCAAAGTGCCGTCCAAAGCGGCAATTCAATAATTCGTATTCACTAATCATGCCCTCGGAGGTCTTCGGACTGACCGTGAAAGCTCAACGTTTGCGGACGCATGAGAAAGGCGCGGGCTTTATTTATCTACGGAGGAGTTTATGCCGAGAATCGCAAAGGGGCGTCAGTCCGGCGAGAGGACTGTGCGCAATTTGCCTGCGAGCGAGAGCGGGTACGGCGTTCGCTATATTGCCAAGTCCGGCGCGGAGTATTGCGTCAGCCATTGTCCTGAGAAGGATCGGTTTACGCTTTGGCGCGTGACAGACGGCGGATATGTCAGAATACAGACAGCGCCTACGCCGCAGGAGCTTTATGCGCTTGCAAAATAATACGGGAGAGTGGTAGAGCGGTCAATTACAGCAGACTGTAAATCTGCCGCCTTCGGGCTGCGATGGTTCAAATCCATCCTCTCCCACCAAGTATTGCGGGATATAGCAGAGGTTAGCTTACCAGCCTCATGAGCTGGAGGTCGGTGGTTCGAGTCCACCTCCCGCAACCATAGCCGCGTTCGATTAACGCAAGGGCGGCGTTCGCCAGAGAGATGCCACATGGCGCTCAGGAGTTTCGACGCGGCAAAATGATATGACCGACCTGCCATGTGTAGGCGCGGTGGAGCCGCCGCGCAGACGCGAGCTGCGCGGCGGTGTGAACTTCACGTCACGGATTCCGTATGGTTTCCGTGACGTTTTTTTCATGTCTTGCTCAGTGAGAAGGGAGGTGTCGCTATGGCGGTGAAAAAGCAACTGAAAAAGACAGTTCCGAAAATCAACAAAAACGCGAAGCCAAGCGACATCGTTCCGCAGACTGTTTCTGACGAGTCATACCGTTGCTCCTGCTGCGGGCATAAGTATCCGAAGCAGGAAGGGAATTTCAATGTTTCCAAATCCCCGATCTACAAAGGGAATAACGGCTATATGACCATCTGTAAGCGCTGTATCGGACAGCTTTTTGACCAGTACGTCGACTTTTTTGACAAGGATGAGGATGCTGCGATGGAGCGCATCTGCCAGATTACGGATATGTATGTGGACGATACGGCATGGGCGGCAAGCCGCAAGGTCAGCGCAAACCGCAGCCGTATGAGCGCGTATGTGTCCAAGCTCAATCTCAACCAGAGCACGGTCGGAGCGACATACGCGGACACGCTTTTGCGGCGCTGGGAGGAAGAGATCAAAAACGCGGAGAGTATTGAACAGGCGGCAAGGAACGGCGCGGACGAGGACGCTGCGCGTCGGTTCGGGCTTGGTTTTTCCGACAGTGATTACGATGCGATGCAGGCGGAGTATGACAGTTGGGTGCAGAAGGAAGGAAAGCCCATCGACAAAAGACAGGAAGAGCTTTATGTGACGATGTGCTTTCTGCGGCTCAACCTGCAAAAAAGCGTGCAGAACGGTAGCGCCGGCGTCGGCACTGTTGCAAATTCCTACAAGAGCTTTATCGAAGCGGCCACGACTGAGATCGAAGATCGCAAGCGTCTTGCCGAGCAAGAGGCTGAGATGAAGCCGGTCGGTATGCTTTTCAAGACCATTGAGCAGTACACGCCCGCTGAGTTTTATAAGGACAAAAAGCTCTACGCAGATTTTGACCAGCTTGGCGAGTACATCGAGCGGCACATGGTTCGACCGTTGCGCAACCTTCTGACGGGAACGAAAGAGCTGGATAAGGAGTTCAGTCTTTCCGGAGCGGAGGAGTGATCGTCATGGAGCCAAACTACGAAAGGCTGATGGACGAAAACCAGCTCCATTTGTACGAAAAATTTCCAAGCAGTCATTATTTGAGCGATCCGGAGCATGTGAAGCGGCTGATGGACTGGATGACGTTTTGGCGGCGCAATCCCGGTCGATTCGCGGAGCAGTATTTCAACATCAAGCTGCATATCTACCAGCACATCATTTTGCGGTTTATGTTTTGTTGTCCGAGCTTGATGGTTGTTGCGTCCCGTGCGGCAGCAAAGAGCTTTGTGATTGCGGTTGCGGCGTGTGCGATGTGCATTTTGTATCCCGGCACGCTTCTGGTCGTCGGTTCTGCAACAAAGGGGCAGGCAAAGCTCATTGTGAGCGAAAAGATCAAAAAGCTGATTTTGCCGAACGCCCCGCTTTTGGACGCTGAGATCCAGACGATCCGAGACAGTCAGAATGAAACGGAAGTCGTTTTTAAGAACGGAAGCTCCATCGTTGTTGTGCCGGCGATCGACTCGGCGCGCGGCCACCGAGCGACGGCGTTCGTCTACGAAGAGTTCCGCATGATTCCAAAGCACATCATTGATACGGTGTTTTCGCCGTTTCTGGAGACGCGCGTACCTCCGTGTATGCACACGGAGGAGTATGAGCATCTGATCGAGGAGCCGAAGGAGGTCTATATCAGCTCTGCGTGGTACAAGAGCCATTGGATGTGGAACATGATCAAGCTGTTCACCAAGGACATGCTGAACAAGGGAACATCCATGCTGATTGGAATGGATTACTCCATCACGCTCAAGCACAAGATCAAGACGCGCAACTATCTCATCAAGGAGCGCAAGAAGCTCGACCGCGTGGCGTGGATGATCGAATACGAAAACCAGATGGTTTCCGAGAACGCGCACGCCTACTTTACCTATGAGCTTTTGAACAAGAACCGCGTATGGAAGCGCGCGTTCTATCCGCGTCGTGCCGAGGACGTGATTTCGCATACGAAGAACCGGTATGCCATTCCCAAGCAGAAGGGCGAGATCCGCGTTATCGCGTGCGATATTGCATCGGAGGGCGGCAACGGAAACGACAACTCGATTTTCTCGTGCATCCGCGCGCTGCCGGAGAGCAAGGAGTACAAGGCGACCGACACGGGCGGCGAGCATATCGAGGTCAAGCAGGGCTATCGGCGTCAGGTGGTTTACATCGAGGCGCAGAAAGAATTTGAAACGACGAAGCAGGCAATCCGCATCAAGCAACTCTTTGCTGATTTTGACGCGGATTATTGCGTGCTGGATACCAGAAATGCTGGAGTTTCGATTTATGACAGCCTTGCAAAGGTGCTCTACGATGAAGAACGCAATGTGGAGTATGAGCCTTGGACGTGCATGAACGACGACAAGCTCAAGGGCAGAGTCGTGATTTCCGGACAGAAGGAGGTCGTTTTCTCCATCAAGGCGCAGCTTGAGACGAACAGCGCGATTGCTGTGTGTATGAAGAAGACGCTGACCGACCGCATGATCGACCTGATGGTGAACCATCAGGAGGGTGTTGAAGAGCTGATGCGGCATGTGCCGGAATACTCGTACGCTGACGTTGACACACAGATTTTCTACGAACGGCCGTATCTGGAAACCGTTGCGCTGGTGAACGAGATGATTTCGCTGGAGTATACCATCACAGATCAGACGCAGCTTATCAAGATTGCGGAGAGGCCGAGTGAGCGGAAAGACCGCTACACCTCGGTTTCGTACGGTAACTATTTCATCGAATTGTTGGAGAAAGACCTGTTTTCGGACAATTCTGATTATGAGTACACACCATTATACAACTGAGAGGAGGTGAGGCAGCATGGCAGACAGGTCGAGATTTCGGTTGTTTGAGCCGAGAGGCGGGACGAGAAAGCCGGACATAAGGACGGAGCAAAGCGCGAGCGAGGCAGCGCCGGCGTCTGGCGGAGAGGTCAATTCCTTCGGCGCGTGGGTGAACATCAACGTGGATCGCATGGGCGGCGAGCAAGCGCCGTTCTCGCCGGAGGAGGTTACGCGCATGGCGCAGAACCCGACTTTGTATATCAGAGAGCTTCGCGCGTGGGCGAAGTGGGCGTATTACGCCAACGGCACGGTGACGAACGCCATCGACAGCTTGGAGACGCTGCACTCGCTGGACTATATTGTGGTGACGAAGCCTAAGCGGGAAAACGTGCCGTGCGGAAAGACGCGACAGCAGCGGGACAAGATGGAGTCCGTGCTGCGCGCCATCCGCTACAAGGAGGTCATCCGCAACGCTATTCACCAAGAGGTGAACGACGGTATGTACGTCGGCTATGTGGAGACGCGGCGTGTGAGCGTCGACAAGCGCATGGCGCTGACGGACGAGGACATCCGCAGCATATCAGAGATCAGCGAGAGTGGCGTCAACACAATGGTTTTCACGCTTCCCGTCGACTATGTGCGGATCATCGGACGGCGAAACAACTGCTATGAGGCCGCGTTTGACCTGCGGTATTTTGATCAGTTTTCCGAAGATGAGCGGAAGCTGCGGCTGCGGAGCTTTCCGAAGCAGATTCAGGACGGTTGGGAGAAGTATGCAAGCGGCGTATATCAGAACGGCGAGTGCTGGCTGCGTCTCGACTGGCGCAAGACGATCGTTGTCAAGATCAAAAGCGGCGTCAACGATCCGTATGGCATACCGTTTGCTGTGGCGGCGCTCGACGACATCGACTACGCCAACTACTTCACCAAGACGAAGCGACACGTTCTCGACACGGTGAACAACCAGATCTACTACGAAACTTTCCCGGAGGGAAAGGACAAGGGAACGAGCGCGCTGACGGATAAGCAGCAAAAGGCGCAGCACAACACCGTCAAGGGCGCTCTGACAACGCGCAGCGAAAACGGCGTGAGTTTCTTTTCGCTTGCGGCTGGTACAAAGATGGAGCGGCTTCCGGTCGATGTCGACATTCTTGACGAGGAGAATGACAACGGCATCAAGGATAAGGTAAACGACGGAATCGGCTTTTCCTCTGCCGCGCTGGGCGGCAGTTCGACCGGCAACTATGCCACGGCGTCGCTTAACCTTGAGGTCATATCCGGTAAGGTGTTCACATGGATCGAGGCGATTGTCGAGGAGCTGAATAAGTGCCTGAGTTATGGTGTGATGAAGGATGCGGATTATCGCGTTGAGTTCCGTGTGCTGCCGATTACGTTCCTCAACCGCGAAAAGCAGATCAAGGTTTTTTCCGACCTGTATGCGCGCGGGAAGGGAAGCCTTTTGGCGTGGATTGCCGCGAGCGGCGTGAACGCGGACGACTATCTGACGTTGATGGATTATGAGCTGGATGAAGATTTTGAGAATCGTTATCCGGTTCACAAGACGTCATTCACCGTTTCTGGCAAGGACGCGCCGGACGACGACGTGGATAAGAGCCACGCTGGAGCGGAACAGAATCCCAGCACGGAGAGCACCACGGAGAACGACGGAAATTCGCTCCCGTCTCCCAATTCGTGAAGGGAGGTGAACGGAAGTGCTTGAAAAGGTACAGACCAGATTCCCGATTTTTGAGATCGAGAGTAAGGCGGCGCTGAACGGGCGACGCCATATCAAGGTGATTTTGCACGAGATTTTCCCTGACGACACGGCATGGCAGGAAAACGGAATCTCGTGGAACGAGCAGTATGTGCGCGACAACATGGAGACCGTAAAGGGTATGTCGCTGACGGTTGAGTTTTTGAACGAAGACCGTGACGTTCCGTACGGACACGGCATGACCGGCGCGCGCAACAATATGCCGATTTTCGAGGACGCCACGATGGTTGGCTTCTGCGATAAGGCGTATGTGGAGGATGTGCAGCTCGGCGGCGAAACGCACCGCGTTTTGATCGCGGAGGGATGGCTGGACGAGATGCGCTATCCGAGGTTCGTTGACTGGCTTGCTTTCCACATGGCTGACGGCACCGTGAAGGGCAGCGTTGAAATTGTGGGAAAGCGGGAAAACGACGGCGAGATTATTTACTCCGGCGGTTGGAAGGAGCGAGGACGTGTTCCACAGATTTACGAGTACAGCGGATACGCGATCCTTGGCGTCAAGCCGGCAGATGAGACGGCGATCGTGATGGAGTTAAATAATAAAAAATCTGCGAAGGAGGATGACAGCATGGATTTTGAACAGATGAAGAACGATGTGACGGCCGCCGTCTCGAATGCTATGGTCGAGGCCAATAATCGCTGGGATGAGTATTGGGCGAAGCTCAGCGAAAAGGACGCCAAGATTGCACAGCTTGAGGCGGAGATCAAGGACAAGGAAGCCGAAATCGCGCATGTCGAGGAAGAGAAGGCGCAGCTTCGCGCCGACTTCGACGCGAAGGAAGCCGGCCTTTCCGAGGCCAATGCCAAGCTCGAAGAGGCGAACGCCAAGCTCGCCGAGGTCGAGAAGAAGAATGCCGAGCTTGCCGACGAGCAGGCGAAGGCGGAGCTGAACGCGGCTCTTGCTCCCTATACCGAGGAGCAGCGCAAGGTCGCCGAGGCGGAGATCAGCGCGTTCAACGAACATCCCGGCAGCATCGAGATCAACATGATCGTTGGCAAGATCTGTACGGAAATCGTGCGCGCCGCGCATGAAGCGAAGCTCGTCGAGCAGAACGCGGCGAGCGACATCGACGTGTTTGCGATGGGTGACAGTGCTGCGAAACAGCAGCCGGAAGCTGACGATAACGTCAGCGTTTACTAATTGAAGGAGGTACACCAACATGAAGTACAAGACCATTGGCGCGTTCAAGAACGTGCAGAACGTTGGCTATTGCAAGGCCGCTGTCGATATGAAGGTCGGCATGGGCGTCATTCTCGATCAGGCCGCGAAGACTGCCAAGCTCCCGACCACGGCTGCCGAGGCGAAGGCGTGCTATCGCATTGCCACCAACATCGACGACAAGCCGGAGATGCGTCAGTTCTCCGATACCGTCGTGATCAACGCGGGCGAGAAGGTGCGCGCGGACGACCTGAACACCGTCGCGAATCTGGAGATCGAGTTTGCGGCGGCCGAGATCAGCACCGCGTATGCCAACATCGCCAAGAACGACAAGCTCGTGTTCGGCATCGGCGGCCTTCTGGAGAAGACCGACGACGTTGACGGCTACAAGGTCTATTTCGAGGTCATCGACAAGACCGCGTACATGGGTTCCGGCGTGCTCGCCGTGATCCGCGTGCAGTAAGAAAGATAAAAGGAGGGCTATACAATGAGCATCTATGAAATCAATATGGCGAACGCCCGTCCCGACGTCGCTCAGGCGCGCGTGACCGCGAAGTCTCCCATTGTTGAGGTCTTCTCTGCGCTGGTGCGCGGCGAGACGCCCAACGTCAGCGACAAGGTTCTCGACAAGTCCGTCGTTGAAATCAGCTCCCTCGCTGAGAGAGCGCTGAACGGCGACGAGATCGCGCGCAGCGAGATCAACGCGATCATCCGCTTTTCCATCGAGCCGAAGCTGATGCAGTCGATCAAGCTGTTCAACTTCCTCGGCTCCTTCAAGCGCATCGGCTACAACGAGCAGGCGCTCATGAAGACCTACAAGTACGAGAGCATTGACAGCCGCATTCAGGCGTCCAGCTCCGACGTGCCGTTTGCGGCTGTCAACTGGCGTGAGTATCCGATTGCCACGCAGACGATTTCTGCCGGTATCAGCATCGACTACCGCGAGCTGCAGAGCAAGAACTTCGACGGCAATCTCGCCGAGGGCATCAATCAGGTCAAGATCGACATGCAGAACAAGGCCGTCTACTATGTGATGACCGTGCTTTACAACGGTCTGAAGAACGCCAGAGGCGTCAAGCATTTTGCCGAGTCCACCGGCATCGCCAAGTCCGGCGTTGACAATATGCTCAAGTCCATGCGTCGCTACGGCAAGGTCAATATCGCCGGCGACTACAGCGTCGTGAGCCAGTTCAATGACTTCGCCGGCTACCTGACCGTCGGCGCGAACACCATTCCGTTCGGCGCGGACGTCGTGGCGGATGAGATCCGCAAGACCGGCCTCATCAGCTACTACAACGGCGCGTATGTCACTGAGCTTCCGAACGCGATCAACTGGACGAAGCTCAACAGCGCCGGCACCGACTACGATCTCTATATGCCGCAGGGTCTCCTGTTCTTCCTGCCGCAGGGCAGCGTTTCCCCGCTGCAGTGCTTCCTGCGCGGCGGCATGACCAGCATGACCGGCGACGACATCGTGACGCGCCAGCGCATGACGCGCTTCGACATGGAGTTCGGCGCTGGCATCGCGGAGGGTATGGAGGATCAGATCGGTCTGATTTCCGACACCAACTACGACCGCCCGAACGTCAACTAACCGTTTCACGCGGCAAATATGAGAGGGAGGGGTTTTGAGCCTCTCCCTCTTTTTCGCGAATACCCAAATAATCCCCTAAATGGGGTGTATGAAAGGAAAAACACAACTATGGCAACGAACAACAATGTTCTGGTAGACAATCTGTGCTCTTGGCCGCTGTATTTTCGCCGTGCGACCGGTCAGGGCGACGTGATGATTCCCGCGAACGCGAAGGGCTATCCGCTTCTCTCCCGCGAAGAGGTTCAGGCGCAGATCCAGCTTGGCAACGTCATGTTCACCGGTGAGGACGGGCTTGGCAGTCATGCGCGAATCCGCATTGTGGATGATGCGGCGCGCCGCGACGTGTTCGGCATCGAGGGCGTTTCGACCGGCGAGGTCGTTGTTCTCGACGATGAGGCAGTGAAGGCGCTGCTTGCGATCAAGAGCAAGGCGAAGTTCAACGAACGCCTGCACGAGCTTGTGAGCACCGACGCTGAGAAGCGGATGCTGGTGGATCTCGCGTTCAAGTGCGGCGCTGAGGATGCGGAGACGTGGAAGGTCGACACGCTGCGCGCGCTTGCGGACGACAGAACTTTTTAATGCCTGAAAGGAGGCGTGGCTATGGCGACGACTTTTTCGGACATCGAGACTATCTTCCATTCCATGCCTTTGACGAAGTTTGAGATTCCAGAAAACCTTGAGGCGGCGTGGCTGAATGTCGCCGTTGCGGATTATGAGCTGAACCTCGATGTGGAGCTTGGCTATGATGCAGACGCAAAAGTGTTTGCACTCGATCTGTCGATGCTTGCGCAGCGGACGCTTGCACAGATGATGTACGTTCAGTACCTACAGCGCGAGCTGAGTCGTGTGATGGCGCTGACCGGCATTTATGGCAAGGACGTTCAGCTCACCGGACAGGATTCGACAAAGCGCGTGACAAAGGCAGAGTTGGATGACCAGATTGCCAATGTGGAGAAGCTGCTGCATCGGCAGAAAGATCCTGCTTACGGATGAGGAGGTGCGAGGCATGTCAGAGGAGTCGAGGGAGTGGTATCGGATGAATCGCCCTCTATTCAACAGCGGGTTTGAGGACGACGAGTTCTGGGCATACGGACAAGACGGTTTTGATGAGCTGTTGGGTTCCTTTGTCGCCTCGGACGTCCTGATTTATGATAAGAAGATCGCGTTGCCGCCGCAAATGGCGCGTGCGATTATACAGCAGCGCACAAGCGATGTGTCCGGATCTGCGACTGTGCGGCAGATTCTTTGCAGGATCGGTACGCTTCACTGTGGTCAGTATGTCAAGTGTGAGAACGCGCTTTGGTTGGTCGCGACGTTGCCGGACAACAATCGGGTTTACGAGAAGGCAATTCTGTGGAAGTGCAATCATACGCTGCGGTTTCTCTCGCCTGTTACAGGTGAGGTCGTAGAGTACCCCATTCACAGCGCCAATGCAACGCAGTACGGCGACGGTGAGAAAAACAAGCCGAATATCAGCATTGGCGACGACCAGCTCCTCATTTATGTCCCGTATAATGAGGAGACGATCCTGATTGACAACGGTTTTCGTTTCATTATGGACAAGAATCGAGTTCATCCAAGCGTTTACACCGTGACGAGAGTGGACTCCACATCGTTTGCGGTGGGTGGTGAGAGGTTTGACGACGGGCTTTTGCAATGGATGGTGCTGCAGGGGCAGTTCAACGAGGCAACAGACAGCCGTAATGAGATGATCGCTGATTTCTACAAGCCCAAGGATGGCGATACTGATGAGGAGCCGGGAGCTGGCGGTTATACGCTGACGCTGCGCGATCTTGAAGGGGACTATCGGCTTGCCATTGGCGAGGAGAAAACAGTCGCGGTCGGCTGCGTTGACGCGAGCGGTGCGGACGTTACGACATTCCACTATCGTATGGAGTACGATCTTGCGGACGGCGCGGCAACGGCGAGCGACATCGGGAACCACATGATTCTACTGCGCGCCGAGGATGACGAGCAGTTTGTCGGTAGGGAAGTAACGATCCGCGCAATCAGCGACGACTTTGGAAGCACTGCGGAAATGACCATTCGCATCGTTGAGTGGTAAATACGGAGGTGTGGATATGGCACATTTCAAAAGCATCATCGACCAGAAGCAGGCGCTAAAAAGGGCGCTGCTGAAAAGCCAAAGCGTTGTCAATCTGCTGGTGAATACCGGAGATAACGTTCTGACGTTCGACCAAATTCAGACGGGGAGCAAAAGCCCCGCGAAGGACTTGATCAAAACGCATTTTTATATCCCGGGGACGCAGCAACACGATAAGAACTTCATCACAATGCGCTCGCGTGTTTCGTTTGCGGACAGCAATGTCGTCAAGGAGACGGAGCTGATCGTATTTGTCGTCTGTAACGAAGACCAGATTGACCTTTTGCAGGGGTCGCGCGCAGACCTGCTTGCTGACGAGATCGACCAGATCCTCAACACGACGGATGCTCAGCTTTTCGGCTACGGATTTATCAAGATAGGCAGCGCCGAAGAGGTGCAGTTTATCGACGGATATTCCGGTTGGCAGCTTCGCTATGGCGTACATGAGATCAATCGAAAGGCGGAAAATCTGGCATGAGCAGCGATTACGACGCACTGAGGATTTTGCGCGGGAGACCGTGTGAGATCGGCGGCGGCATCACTGTTCGTCAGCCGATTCTTGATGAGATCGAGAATTACGGCGAGCGCGACTACTTTGCGCTGGTGCGGACGCTTTGCGCGACGCCGGCAGATCAGAAGGTAGCGATATGGGATGCGCTGCATATCTATTGGGATGCAATGGACGAATACGAGCTGTTTGTGTCGCTTTTTGGCGCGGTGCAGAAGCAGGATTGCTCCATTTTGTTTTCTGGGCTTGACGTCGGCAGCTTTCAGCCGATGATCGACTCAAAGACACAGGAGGTAATACTACGCAACGTGGACGGCGTTGTGATCGACCGCTCAATCCACGCGAGCCTGACGGATTATCTGCGTAAGGTACACCGTTTTACAAAAAACGTGGACGTCGGTGCGGACATCGGGACGAAGGATATTATGATCGCGGACGACCGCGATGAGATGGAGCTTGCTGCACGCAAGCCGCCTGTCTCGCTTCTTTCGCCGCTCATATCTGCTATGACGAATTGCGCGGAGTTCAAGTACGGTTTCTTTGAGGTGTGGAATCTGCCGATTGGCGCTTTCATGGACGCCGTGGCGCGTGTGCAAAAGGTGAAGAGCTGTGATTACACGATTCGCGGTATTTATGCCGGCAACGTGGACATCAAGAAGATCCCAAAGAGTCAACTGGACTGGATGGCAGAGCTGAAGCAGCCTGTGTCTGTGTCATAAAAACTGAATACTTTTAACGACGAGAGCCGGAAGGCTCTCTTTTTATTTCAATATGAAAGGAAGATGTTACCATGTTCAATGCAACCAACTTCATCATTGACAAGGTTCGTCGCGTTACCCGCGTGAACCTCAACTCCGGCGAAGTCGATTTCTCTATTACGAGCATTGCGAATCCGCAGATCGAGTTCACCGGCGAGTCCACCGACAAGACCGATGCGCAGGGTACGCTGCTTGCCCGTTTAGACACCGCCAAGGGCGTCAACTTCTCTGGCGAGGGTTCTCTGCTCTCTCTCGGCCTGATGGCTGCGCAGCTCGGTACTGATGTTCAGGTCGCCACTTCCGCTGCGAAGCTGACCGGCAAGGTCTTCGAGACGCTGAAGGTCGTCACCTCCGGCGATCCCGCTGCCAAGACCGCTACGCTCACCCACACGCCGAGCACTGCGCCCGCCTGTGTTTACACCCTCTCCGAGGACAAGAACATCAACGGCAAGATCGAGATCGGTGCCGATGAGGGCGACGCCACCATTTCCGGCAAGGTCATCACTCTGCCCGACGGCTTCACCGGCACTATGATCGGCGTCCTGTACGAGTACGAGACCGAGAGCGCAGTCAAGGTCGTTGACGGCAGCGAGAACTTCGCCGAGGCTGCGGAGTACATCGTCGACATCCTTGCGGCGGACGTCTGCAATCCCGCGAGCAAGCGCGCTGGCGTGATCGTGTTCCCGAAGGCGAAGATCGACAACAACTTCTCGATCAATCTCACCACCGAGGGTACGCATCCGTTCGGCTTCACCGCGCTCAAGGACTATTGCTCCGACGATGCGGAGCTGTGCTACGTCCTCTTCAACGAGTAAGAGGATGCCGGCATGACGAGAGTTTGCCAGATTTGCGGCGCGTCGTATGAGACCTGTTATGTGTGCGAAAAGACGCGCAGTTGGCGGACTCTTACCGACACGCAGGAGCATTATCGCGTTCTTCTTGCGCTGATGGACTATAGAAGCGGCAGTAAGACTGCGGATGAGACGCTGGACGCACTTCTCCGCATGAATGTGGAGCTGGACGACCTGAGCGGCTATACGCAGAGTACGGCAAAGCTGCTGCAGGAGATCATTGGTGACAAGGAAGAAAGGGAACGGCGCACAAACGACTTCCAAACGTGGCGCGCCTCTTTTTCCAGCGACGATAAGGAGTGAAAAAAGGCGGGCGGATGCCCGCCTTTTTTTAGCGTATGGGAGGAAGGTATGAAAATCATTGCTGTAGACCAAGCGCGACGCGGCGCGTGGTCGGTTTTTGACTATGAAGAAAAGAAATTGCTCGATTACGGTGTGTGGTCGTTTCCGAGCGAGAAATGCACATTTGAACAAGCTGTTTTGCAAATCGAAACCCTGCTCGATGGAGTGATACGCAAGCATGGTGTTGACGCTGTTTTTCTTGAAGATATCCAACTGCGCAGGAACGTGCAGTCCTTTAAGAAGCTGGCGCAGCTTCAGGGCGTACTCGTGAACTTATGTAAGAAGAACGAATACCTTTACGGTTTGGTTCCACCGGCACAGTGGCAGAGTTTTTGCAAGGCAAGAGGCAGAACAAACAAAGAGATCAAGGCGAAGGTGACTGAGATCGAGGGCGTAAAAAAGACGTCCAAGATCCTTTCGATCCAAGCGGCAAGAAACATATATGGGGTCGAGACGGATGACGACAATCTTGCCGACAGCATTATGCTGGGTCATTACTGCGTCAACCAAATCAAGATCATTTCCAAAGGAATCAATGAAGCAGAGACAGAAACAGGAGGATCGCACTATGAGTAATCAGAAAAGCATGGGCTTTGAGTTTGAGAGGGATTTCATCGACGTCGATGGCCTGATGGATACGCGACTGCCCGATCCGACGATGCTGGAATACTACCGTGGGCTGCATGATCGCATGATCGAGTGGAACGGAGACATTGACGACGGCACACTTGAAATCGCGCATTATATCCGCAAGTGGAACCGCGAGGATTGCGGCCTTGAACCGGAGAGGCGTAAGCCGATTCGCATTTTCATCAACTCGGGCGGCGGAAGCGTGGATGCCGTGATGAACGTGATCGACACGATCCGCCTCTCTAAGACGCCTGTTTACACCATCGGCCTCGGTCGTGTTTACAGCGCGGGCGGGCTTCTCCTGATGGCAGGACATAAGCGTTACATCTTCGAGCATACGAGCTGCCTTATTCACGATGGCTCTTCCGGCGCGGTCGGCAGCATCGGTAAGATGCTGGACAACCTTGAATTTACCAAGGAGCTTGAGCGTCGGCTGAAGAAGTATGTTCTTGACGCGACGAAGATCGACGAGGAGACGTTCGACAAGAACTATCGCCGCGATTGGTTCCTGTTCAGCGACGAGATGATTGCGCTGGGCGTCGCGGATGAGATCGTGAACGATCTTGACGACATCTCATAAAAGGGAGGCTCGTGTATGGCGCGAAAGAACACGCAGAGCGCACAGACGGACATCGCGGCGGCAAAGGATGCGCCGCAGACGCTCAAAGATCATCCGTACTACGGACTCAGACTTGACGAATATCAGGAGGCTTTTCGCGACGCGATCTGGAACCCCGATATTCGCTTTGTTTCTGTTGACGCCGTTGCAGGTTCCGGCAAGACCACCATCGCAATCGCTACGGCGTGTTTGCTGTATGCCTATGGGTTGGTCGACGGCTGTATCTATTGTAGGACGCCGGCATCCGAGGGTCGGATCGGTTTTCTTCCGGGCGATCAAGCGTCAAAAGAAAGGCCGTATATGCAGCCTCTTTACAATACGCTGTGCAATATCGGCGAGAATCCATACACGGCGATCGACACCAGCTCCAATATGGAGAACCGGAAGTATCAAACCGGTTATTGGCAGGCGATTACAGACGTGTATCTGCTCGGCGACGATTTCAAGAATAAGGCGGTCGTTATTGACGAAGCACAGTGCATGACGACGGATCAGCTTCGCACGATCATCACCAGATGCCACGATAGCTGCAAGGTCATGGTGATCGGCTCAACGCTCCAAATACAGGGCATTGCCAAGGAGGAGTCAGGGTTTACGCATTGCATTGAGCATTTTGAAGATCGTCCGTGGGCGAAGCACTGCGTTTTGGTGAACAACTATCGTGGTGAGATGAGCGCATGGGCGGACAAACTTTGATGAATATTTGGAGGATTCCAAAATGAAGAAAATTTCTGTGGATACGGTCAGGACATATCTCAAGGCAGTGGGCGATCCGACCGACGCCAAGGTAAGCATGAAGCTCGCGGATGGCACGGAGATCGGCGTGACGTTGCGCACGAAATTGTCTACGACCGAAAAATCCGTGTTCATTTCTCGCGTGCTGAGCGGGTGCTTTGACGAGCGCGGCGATTTTCGCCCCGAATATGTCACGCCCATGCTGCGCGCGACGATTTTGCAGATGTGCAGCGACCTTCCTGCGATCTCTCCGCGCGGCAAGAGCGCGGATCTCGACATCGACGCGATGAACACTCTGTATGAGACGCTTGCCCTTGATGAGCTGGATGACGCCGGCTATCAGAGGATAATGCGCGAGATGGTCTTCCTGTGCCAGGACGCGATTGAGTGGCGCAAGTCGCGCGAGCTTCACAGCGCCGAGAACGCTGTGAGGAACGCGGCGAACGCCATTCGCGAATTGATGAGCGTGTTGACAGACAAGTTTGGCGCGCTCGATATGGATGCGCTTGCAGAAAGTGCGGGAAGGCTTGCCAAGACAACAGACGGACTGCAGGGCGACGCGCTTCGCGAAGCCTTTGTTAAGGCCGGTTTGGAAGTTGTGAAGTAATATCGAAAAGGAGGCGTGCGCAATGAAGGCAATGTCAATCAGCGAGGCGCTTAGATATGCGAATCAGAAGATCCGTCCGATGGTCAACGACGCATTGGGCGGGGAAGTCCTTGATACCGTCGCCGAGGTTGAGCACGCGAAGATCCAGAGTGAAGTGTACGACAAGCACAAGCCGAAGCATTACAAGCGGCGCGGCGATCGCGGCGGCCTTTCTGATATGGAGCACAATCTTGCAATCAACAACGCATCACTCAAGCTCGGCGCGTTGTATGTTGAGAACGTGACACCGCCCAATCCGTTCAACAACGGCGTCGGCGTGCGACCAATCGACGGTGTAGGCGGGTACTCATCGACAACTCCGGATGAGCCGATTGCCGGACTTGTTGAGCGTGGAACCTACAATCCGAACGGGTACGGATACGATTACTGGTCTGATGCGTTTGCCAGACCGTTTATCGCGAAGACGCGCGCGGCGCTGCGCGGCGGGAAAGCGCAGAAAGCGCTTGCGGACGGACTCAGACGGAATGGTCTGACGGTTATTACTAAGAAAGGACGGTGATGAGCTTGGCTGAAAATGACGATCTGATGATAGTGGTAAGGACGCGGCTGGAGGCTGACGAGGAAGCGTCGGCACAGCGAATTTCGGCGCAGCTTCCGTCCATTGCGGCAAAAATCAACGAGAAGAGCAGCATCAAGGTCGGTGTGACGCTGGATGAGCGCAACACCGACAGGCTGCAAAACAGCATTTCCCAGCAGCTTTCGCGCATACATGTCGATCCCGTCAATATTGGCATCAAGGTAACGGGTGATGCAAAGAAGATGCTGCGAGAGGCAATGGCCGGCAGCGGTATCGACGAGAGCTCCGAGCTGATGAAGTCCATGACGAAGAACCTCACCGGCATGGATGTGCAGGTCGGTAAGATCCATGCGCAGTGGGTGAAGGTGGGAAGGCAAAAAGAGCGGCTGCTACAGCTCGACATCTACGGGCGCGATGCGCTTGGTAAAGAAGTTCTGCTGATGCAGCAGTATGCGCAAAACGGGCGCAAGGTTGATGAGCAGGTAAAGGACGTCACGTTGAATATTGATAAGCTCAACAGACAGTCCGAGCAGGCGGCGAGAAAAGAACAGCGCGACAACGAAAACCGCCTCAATTACATTCGCGCGCAGAGCGACGCCCTTGAAAAACTTAAGGCGCAGTATTTGTCGCCGAAGGACGGTCTTCACGGAGAGAATCTGGAGAGCGCCGAGTCGCAATATGCGAAAATATCTGCGAGGCTTGATGAGCTGCGCGCAAAGAACGGCGCGTTGACGGACGAGGAAAAACGCGGCATTGACGGCGTTATCGCCGAGATGCAGCGCGAGATACAGACCATGAAGCAGGTGGAGTCCGTCGAAGAGAGCGCGGCGCGCAAGTCAAAAAGTGAAAATGACGCGCGCGTGGCTTCGCTTACCACGTTGTCGTCAAAGCTGGATGCCGTACAGAAGAAGTATCAGGGCTTGACCGGCGTGAAGGGCGTGCAGGGTGAAGGCCATCTGAGCGAGCTGAACCGGAAGTATCAGGAAATCTTTGATACGATTACGCGGTTGCAAGGTGCAACTGGCGCGCTGAGCCAGACGCAAAGGACGGAAATTGACGCGCAGATCAAAGAACTCGACAGGCTAAGCGATCAGTATTACCGTGTTGAGCATGTGGCGACGCAGCTTCGCACCAAGAATGTCTGGGAGGTCAATTCCGATTATGCGAATGAGCTGGACGTCTACGCGAAGAAGCTGCAAACGTCCGGGCTTTTGACGAAGGATTTTGAAGAACGTATCGCCTCGCTTCGCAATCAGCTTTCAACCGCGTTTGACAGCAAGAGCCTGACCGACTTTGCAGATCAGTTTGACCGCTTGAAGGGCGCGGTCGGATCGTTCAAGGCCGGACAGGAGCTTGAGGCGACGATCGGGCGCATCAACAGCGAGATGGCGGTCATGCCGTCTCAGTTCCAGGCGGCGGAAAGACGTCTTGAAGGCATAATTCATCCAACCGAAACGCTTGAGGCGAACATGAGGCGGCTTCGGGATCTTTCGGCGCAGGTCAACAGTGAGCAGGACGCCAACCGCAAGATTGAGGCGTACAACCGGCTGAAACAGACGCTTGCGCTGGTAAATACCGAGATGGCGGCGCTGACGCGAACGCAGAATACTGGACTGCGCGACGAGAAGCTGACGGCGAATTTGGAGAAGGCGAAGGCGGATCTTCTGACGGTCGGAAGAACGTGGAGCGCGCTCAAGGCTGACAAGGGACTGAATTTGCAGTTTGAGCAGCTTTTGGCGAATCTCGACCGCGTGAACAATGCCGGAGATCTTTCCAAGTGGCGCGCGGAGTTCAACGCCTTTAAGAGTGAGGTCAAGGCTGCCGGAAAGAATGTGCAGTCGCTTGGTGACATCCTCAAGAACAACCTTGGCAAGGTTTTGCAGTGGGTGAGCGCAACAACGCTTTTATTCCGTGCGATAAGGTACTTGCGGCAAGGCATCCAGACGGTTGTTGACCTTAATACCGCGATGATCGACCTACGCAAGGTGACGAAGGCAACCGGCGAAGAGTACGAGGCGTTTTACCGCCAGTCGAATGAGACGGCAAAGCAGCTCAATCTGACGACGCAGGAGGTCATTTCGCAGACGGCCGAGTTTGCCCGATTGGGATATGCACTTGAGGATGCCTCGAAGCTCGCGCAGAACGCAGCAATCTTCAAGATGGTCTCTCCCGGCATGAGTCAGGAGACGGCGGTTGACGGACTTATCAGCATCGTCAAGGCGTACGGCATTGAGGTCGAAGACACAATGGATGGCATCATCTCGAAAATCAACGAGGTGGGTAATAAGTTTGCCGTCAGCAACAACGACCTCGTTGAGGTGATGACGCGCGCGTCGAGCGCGATGTCCGCAGCCAACAATACGTTTGAGGAGACCGTTGCGCTTGCGACGGCTGCTATTGAAATCACGAGGGACGCCGCCACGACGGGCAATGCCCTGAAGACGCTTTCCATGAGGATTCGCGGCTACGACGAGTCCACGGAGGAATATTCCGAGGACGTTGCCGTTCTGACCGGCAAAATCGCCGATCTTACAAAGGTCGCAGGGAATGGCGGAAAGGGCGTGAGCCTCTTTGAGGTAGGTGATCCCAACACATATCGTTCGACCTACGCGATCTTGCAGGACATCGCGGCGATCTGGGACGAGTTGACAGACAAGAACCGCGCGCAACTGCTGGAAGCTCTGTTCGGTAAACGTCAGGCGCAGGTTGGCAGCGCGATCCTTTCCAACTTCTCTCAGGCAGCCGACGCGATGGACAAGATGGCGGACAGCGCAGGAAGCGCCGAGCGCGAGATGGCGAAGGTTATGGAGAGCGTGGAGTACCGCGCGAACGCCCTCAAGGAAACTTGGGTAGGCATTGCGCAGAATATATTCCAGAGCGACGATTTGAAGCTGGGGATTTCCCTTCTCCAGACTATCTCCAATGTTATTGATACGCTGACCGACAAGCTGGGATTGCTTGGCACGGTCGGCATCGCGGCGACTATCGCGTCTTTGCGTAAGTTGAACGCGACGGCGGGTGAACCCAAAGTGACGGGTTTCATGATTGCGCCCGCCTATACCCCGGTGGCGACACGGAACGAGCTTGCGGCATGACCGCAGGCAAGGGGGTATTGGAAAAACCGACGAACATGGCTCCGCGTGGAGCTGCGAGTTTAGATCATTCTCGCACGGGAAGCCCGAAAGGGTAATCCGCAGCCAAGCTCATTATACAAGCAGTCTCATAAAACAGAACAGAGAGCCGGTGCTACTTTCACCGGCTCTCTGCCGCAGTCTGCGCATTACCTGTCGCGCCTGCTGAGAATTGCGTCGTAGAGAGCCATCGAAATGAGGTTCAGTACGATGATGTTGATGTACTCAGCCATAGCGTTCACCTCCGTCACGTCCGAAGTGTCGGGCGAATCGCAGAGCGATTGAAGCACAGAGGCTTGTACGGAGGACAGACTGACAAAACGATTATACTGCGACAGGCAGAGCTTGTCAAATTGTATGGTGAGAGGGTTCAGAGAGCATAATGTCGGCACGGTCTACGGATTGTGATGGGGTGCTCCAAATCCAACCGCCCGCCAGAAATGGCGGGCGGTCAAAATGATATGCGGTCAAGCCGCCGCAGATCGAAAATGGCTAAAATCTACATCCACAGTTGTTGCATTTCCACGTTTTGCCTATGTCACCGGCTCCAAAAATGCCAAAGGCGTAGACCTTGAGAAAGCTGCCGGTCTTGGAGATTTTCGTCAGACTGGTAGAGCGGCAATAAGGGCAGGTAGGGATGTTGGCTGCAGGTTTTGGTACGGCGGTTGAAATCGGTTTCCATGTCGAACGATCAACCAGATCCTTGACGGGTGCTGGAGGTTCGCGCGGGGGAAGGTCGCGAAGAGAGCGGCTACGGTTGAGCTGACCGTATAAGTCATTTAGGTGAGCTTTGTATTCTTGAGACAATTTATCGCCGATGTTGCGAGGAAAAATCAGTTGCTCAAAATGATCCGCTTCTTTTTCCAAAACGCCGCTCGACTCTGATTGCGGCAAGTCGATTTCAACGTATGGCGCGTTGCAGTTACACATTGGCTTGCCATTTTTGCTTGGCTGAGCCTCGTTGTAGTAATACTCTCTCGCGCATTTGGCGCAGACCTTGACACGCGGCTCCTTTGATGAAAGCTGGAACATTGCAACCTGCGACAGAAGTTTTTGGTGGTAGTCGCTTTGCTCCTTCTGCTTGAGATGGTTCGCAATCGGAAAGCCGCAGTGCGGACAGGACACCGCTGCGGAAGACACTTGCTGATTGCACTCAGGACACACGATAAGCGCCATAAACCACACGCTCCTTTCTGCTTGCTATGGATTATATCACTAACACAACGGGATTTCAACGATAATCTTCGTATTGATCACACGAGGGTTGGGATGGATTGGCAATTATGCCCGTTGTGGAAGCGCTTCGAGCAACGCAAATTGTTTACGATGACACCATTGCGGCACAGGCGACGTATGCTACACAGCTTACAAGTCTGGATGTTGTTCATCAAAAAGCGGTGCTGAGCCAGATGAACCTCAACAGTACGCAGCGTGAAGCTATTTTGAATTTTGCAAAGTTGTCAGCCGCAGGACAATCTTATACCGTTGGCACTTTGGCGTTGGCAGCGGGTGTTGATAAGGTTAGGCTTGCCGAGTCTTTACAGCTTGCCGAGACCGAGCAGTTGACGGCAGAGACGATCGCGTGCGCTGTTGCGACTGGAGCGCTTCGTGGGGAAGATGCGCAGCTCGTGATTCAGTTTTTGACACATAAGGCGGCGACGGACGGCGTGACAGCATCGACGAATCTGATGAACATGTCGCTCAAGGAGACCGCCGCGCTGATGTTGGCGACTCCTATGGGCTGGATCACCATGCTCACCATGCTTATCCCGCTGCTCATTACCGCAGCCAAGAAATTCAAGGAGTTGTATGACGCGGCGCATCCGACACTTCAGCAGATGCAGGACGACCTTGGTGATGCAGAGAATGAACTGGACGAACTGGATGGCAAGCTGGACGAGAACAAAAAGCGGATCGCGGAGCTTCGCGCACTGCGCGATGGAGGCACGATTTCCATTGTGGAGAGTGAGGAGCTAAAGCGGCTCGAACGCGAGAACGAGCTTCTTACCCAGCAAATTCAGCTTCAGAAAGACCTGATTGCCGCGAGGCAGAATGACATTTATACGAAGGCTGCAGAGGATGCGGGCGCATGGCTCAGTGACAGCGGCTACGAGATCAAAGGTCATGGCAACTCTGAACGGCAGGAGCAGGCGTACACCGGCGCTGGCGGCCTTTCTGCAGCAATTAACGACTACAAGACCGCCAAGGCTGCATTCGATCAGGCGGTTGCTAACGGAGCTGCCGCTGCGACGGACGCTGAAAAGAAGAAATTCAAAGAAGCCGCAGACGAGTACAAGGCGTCTATGGAAACCGCGCTTGCGCGTATGGTCGATTTGCAGGACGAGGCAATCAAGCTGCGCAATGCGCTCAATCCGGACGATCCGGAATCCGCAGGGCTGATTCGAGAACTCGATCTCGCGCTTGACCGCATTGCTGTGCTGCAAGATCCTGAATCTGCGCGCAACTCCATTTTCGGTCGCTTCTTTGAAACGGAAGCAGACCTCACCAACGAGAAAATCGCTGAGTTCAACACATATCTCAGGGAGCTCGGCCTGATTACGGAGGACATCCCGAAGGACGAGCTTGCCGATATGCTCAGAAACACAGGCGATGCAGCGGAGGACGAGGCGGACAAAATCAAGGGGCTTATCGACGTGCTCGATAAGTTTGGCGTCGAGTCCAAAGAAATCTATGCGCACGGCGGCAACGTGGATCTTCTTGACCGGCGCGTGGTGGAAGTCACCAACGCCAACCTCGGCAAGGTTCAGACGCACGACGCCAACGCACAGGTCGGCGACCGCATGACGGTGCTCTCGAAGACAATTCAGCACGGTGACGCCGCGCTGGTTGTGACGCCGATTCTCCCGAATGGCGAAATTTTGTCCGACGCAGAGCTTGACAAGTATGTCGAAAAGGTCGTTAAGGCGGCAAAGAAGGACAAGAGTACCAACTATCAGGCATACGACCAGAATGGTGTCTTTCTCGGTGTGTTTGGCGATCACGCCACATTTGAAAAGAACAACGAGGAAGCAGAGCGGTTTGCCGAAAGGCTGCATGATATCCATGAGGCAATTCTGGAGGCCGGAAGCGGCAGCGAGCTTTCCGAGCTGGTTGCGGAGCTGCAAGACCTGACGGAGTACACTCCGAGCGTTTCGACGTTGGCGGAGAAATTTGCCGACGCCGAGGGCAAGGTTGAAAAGCTCGGCAAGGCACTGCAGGAGTTCGGCAAGGAAGGTTCGATTGCAGCGGACACACTCGCTGAAATCGGCAAGGACTTCGGCGATTATGAGAGCTATGAAAAATTTGCCAAGGTGCTGATGGACTCCACCTCTACGATGGAGGAGGCGCAGGCGGCGGCTGACGCGCTGGCAAGCGAGTTTATGAACTCGACGACGGCGCTTGACATGCTGCGCGAGGGCAATGCCGATCTTGTGAAGGCGATGCTCGAAAAGATTGGCGTGACGAACGCGGATGAAGTTGTGGAATCCCGCCTGCGGATCGTGCGGTTGGAAGCGAAGGTCGCGGCGCTGGGCTTGGCGGACGCCGAGTGGAGCGTTGTCGAAGAGAAGCTGCGCGAGATCGGCGTGACCAATGCGGACATTACCGCGATTGAAGCATTGCGCAAAAAGCAGATTGAGGCGAAAATCGCCACAACCGATTTTGCAACTGCGAACGCAAGCACAATCGCTACGCTCATTCAGATGGCAAATGCCGCTGGCATTGCCGGAAAGCGGATGGAGATCCTTGCGCAGATGCAGCGTGTTGAGGCGTCTGAGACAGATAAGACGTCCGCTCGTTATGGCGCATATATGGCAGATGCAAAGAGGCGGCTTCTGGAGGGCTTCACTGACGATTTGAAGGTGGAGTTGCCAGAAATCAAGGTCGTTGTGCCGAAGGCCAACGGTTCCGGCAGCGGCTCCGGAAGCGATTCTTCCAAGAAGGAAACGGAAAAGTATTTCGCCGAGATCGACCGCTTCCGCGATGCGGTCAAGCGGCTTGCAGATGCGCAGGAGGAAGCGGAGAGGCTGAACGGCGAGCTTGGGCGCACGGAAGGTCTGTGGGATCAGGTCAAGATTCACAAATCTCTCGTGGACACCTACGAGAACGAGCAGACGGCGTTGCACGATCTCAACGAAGAGCGCCGCAAAGCGATTCGAGAAGGGGTCGAGAAGCTGCAAAATCTTGGCTTTGACGTCATCTATGACGCAGAGACCAACGACCTCTTCATCAATAACCTTGAACATCTCAACGATCTTGCCACGACGGATCTCAACAAGTACGAGACGATGGCTGACATGTCCGTCAATATTCTCGGTCAGTACGACAACGCCCAAGAAGCGACCAACGGACTCATCAAGGACACCGAGGGCATCATCGACAACATCACCAAGTTCAACGACGCCAACAAGGAAGGTTCGGAGACGTGGTGGGAGAGACGCGACGCCATTCATGCGTCGAAACAGAGCATCATCGACGATCTTAAACAGATCACGGAAAACGCGCACGACGCGGTGGATGAAATCCAAAACGTCTATGACACGCTGCACGCGGCGGCAGATGAGTTTGCGGCAAACGACGGCTATTTGACCATTGACACCTATCAATCCATTTTGCAGCTTGGCACGCAGTATATGGCGTATCTTTACGATGAAAACGGTCTTCTTGTCATCAACGAAGAGCGTATTCAGGCTGTGATTGCGGCAAAGACGGAACAGCTTGCGCTGGAACAGGCGCTCACCTATGTGGATCGGCTGAGACTGGCGCTGGAAAAGGGTTCTATTGAAAATCTGAACGAGCTGCTGTATGCGACGCAGGATGCGACCGATGCGACATGGGATTTGGTGTACGCCAACCTTAAACTGCTCGATTTGTCGGATGATCAGTTTGCGGCGGCGATGCACAACATCAATGCGATTCGCTCGCTTGCGGACGCTGCGGTTGCCGGAATCGGAAAGAGCGCCGGAGCGTTTGCCGACTCGCTCAATGAGATGAAGGACGGGTTGGACAGTATCCTTCGGTACACGATGGATATGCTCAGGCAGCGGATCGAGGATCAGATCGACGCGCTTGAGGAGCAGAAAAGCGCCTACGGCGATTTGATTGACGCGCAGAAAGAAATGCTGCGCAATACCAAGAATCAGAACGATTATCAGAAATCGGTTGCGTCCAAGCTCAAGGAGATGGCGAAGCTCCAAAAGGAGATCGCCTCTTTGACAACGGCGGCGGAATCAGGAGACCGAAGCGCGGCTGCGAAGCGCGCGAAGCTCCAAGAAGAGCTTGCCGAGCTGAGCGAGGATCTTGCGGACGAGCAGAACGAGCACGCTATCGAAGTAGCCGAGAAAGCGCTTGACAAACAGCAGGCAGCTTTTGAGGCGGAGAAGGATGACGAGATCAAGACGCTACGAAATAGTATTTCTTCTCAACAGAAGCTCTACGATATGGCAATTAGCTATATTGAAAGCCGTTGGGACAAGCTCTATGGTGAGCTGATCGACTGGAACACTGAGTACGGCAGCGACCTCAACAGCGATATCGCGTCCGCATGGGACAAAGCGTATGAGGCAGCAGAGCGATACGGAAGCTATGTAAGCGCGCTGGGAAGCATTGACGCGGACATTGCCGCAACGAGCGGCGGAAACAGAGGAAATACCGCCACTGGCGTTAATACTGCTGTCGGCAGGACGAGCACTTCTGGCAATGAAGCGATGGCGACGGCATGGGTCGAGCAGATGAAAGCGAACAGCGCGGCGTGGCACAGCGCGAGCGATAAGCGCAAGGCTGATTTGGCTGCTGAAAACAAGCGTATCGCTAAAGAGGAGCTTCCGGAATGCGGCGTAATCGCAGACATCGGAGACGACGGTGTGTGGTATCTCAAAAACGGGAAGAGGCTCTACGACGTCTATCACAGCGGCGGAATCGTTGGCGGTGACGCTTCGCTTAAGCAGGACGAGCTGTTCGCAAAGCTCCAAAAGGGCGAGATGGTCTTATCGCGTGAAATGGTAGATCGGATGATCCGGCACTTTGATATGCTCAAGAAGCTGGGGGAGTCCATTGCGAGCCGACCGATGGACGGTCGGCTGCTTGCGCAAGATCTTGCAGCGCTTGGCATCGGCAAGACGGTGAATAACGTGACGAGCAACGAGAGCAGCCGGCCTGTGAGCATCGTGTTTGGCGATACGCATATCAGCGGTGCGGATAAAAGTACGGTTCAGCAGCATGTGATGCTTACCGAAGGTATGAAGAAGGAAATCGCGCGTTGGCTTGGTTTCCGTATGTAGAACCGATGAAAAATAGCGGATGCGTCAAACGACGCATCCGCATATTGCGGGAGGTGAGAAAGGAATGTATCGGGCTTATGACTTTACATTTGCCGGTGTGTCTGCGAGTATGTACGGAATGTATGTTGCTGACATTGGAAACAAGAAGCACGGCGACCACAGCTTCGGCAACGTCGCCAACATCGTTGAGACGAGAATTGCAAACCGTGTGACGCCAATCCATTATGGCGTGCGCTATCACGACGAGCCGCTGACGTTCACGCTCATCTTCGGAGCGGACAGGGTTCTCGACCGATATGAGCTGCAGGAGATCTCCAAATGGCTCACCGGCTATCAGGAATATCAATGGCTGAGTATTGACCAGCCAGACTTGGAACACATTCAGTTCCGCTGTCTGGTCGAGAGCCTGACGCCAATCAGCATGAAATGGATGCCGATGGCATTTGAGGCAAAAATCGTGTGTGACTGCCCTTATGGGTACAGCTATCCGTTTGAGAAAACGTATGTCATCCACGAAGAGACCGCTGTTCTGTTCTACAATGACGGCAGCAGCCGAGTACCTTTGAAGCCTATAATCGAGGTTTCGCTTGCGCAGGGCTGCACAGAGCTGACCATCACCAATCATACAACGGGCGAGACTGTCCGATTTTACGATTTGCCGAGCGGCGGCATTTCTTTTGTCGTTGACAGCGAGAATGAGGTGGTGGCCGCAGAAGATGTCACAGATATCTACGAGTGCTTCAACTATGTGTTTCCGTCGTTTGTGGCGGGTGACAACAGATTGACAATCACGGGAGACGGCATAGTAAAGCTGAGCGGACGTTTCTTGTATAACGTTGGCGCGTGAGGAGGGGATGGCATGTATCTCGATTATTCTAAGCTGAAAAGCGGGGAGATCAGGCAGCCCGTTCTGCGCCTGAAAACGATGGCAGGGAAAACGCTCGGCGCAATTCCATACGTCCACAATCTGAAGTTTGACATTCGATATGCGGACATCAGCGAAATGGAGTTTGAGGTTCCCTATCTGCAAAACGGGACAATCAACCCGCTCTATCAGGCGATTACTGGTTACAAGGTTGTTTACACGGACGACCTTGGTATCTATATTTTGGCAACTCCGAAGAAAAGCGGCAACGGTTTGATGGAGACAAAGACCGTGCATGGTTATTCGCTGGAAAAGTTGTTTGAAAAGAAACGCCTGTTTTTGGAGGAGGGAACCTACAATTTCTGGAATCCGGACGATCCGGATGATACGGTTTTGGGACGCATCCTAGAAACAGACAGAACATGGCATCCCGGCTATGTCGATCCGAGGCTGATTGGCTGCTACCGTACTTTCGACCAGTATGACAGCGACCCGCTGACGTTCTGCTACAGTAACGCGGCAGAGAAATATCAGTGCGTTGTGGTGTTTGACGTCTACGACAAGATGATCAACGTCTACGATGCAAGCAAGAGCGGCGGTACGCTTCCAATCTATCTGAGCCACCAGAATCTTGTGGATACGGTGGACGTTGAGGAGCAGACGGACGAGCTGGCAACCAAGCTGCGCGTCTACGGCGCTGACGATTTGAGTATCTGGGACGTGAATCCTACCGGCGCGGATTATCTGATCAATTTGGACTACTTTATCTCCAACGGAGAATTGGACGTGCGGCTGGACGGCGCAGAGAAAACTCTTGCAGATCGCGTGAAGGAGTGGGAAGCCGGCATTCTTCTGAAGCAGACGTATTATACGAGGCTTGTGGCTGCGCGCGCGTCCAAAATAGCGCAAAAGCTCTCTGCTGAAGCGGAACTGACCGAGTTGAATGGTGATATGGATGCGCTGTTGGCGGCGCAGAGCGCTATTATCCAAGCATATTCGCTGGAGGATACAAAAGCGGGACGAGACGACCAGCAAGAGGTACTGGACGCAAAAAACGATGAAATCACCGAAAAGAAAAAAGACATCCGAGATAAAGAAGCCGAAATTAAGACGCTTCAGGACGAGATCGACGAAGATACGACAGACATACAGAGCGTTCACGATGAGCTTGGATTCACTACGTTCTTTTCAGAGAACGAGCAGACAGTGCTCAACCACTATTTGATCGAAAGCGAGGTCTCCGAGGAGACTTTTGTTGCGTCCGATGTGGAAGCGTCCGCTTCCGGCGAGCTGAGCACGATTTCCGGAGTCGTTCAGATCGAGCAATCCAAAATTGAGAGGATCGACGAAGCGGAAACGGGAATATATGTGTTTAGCGGCGGACGCCTGCGGGTGGTAGAAGCGGGCATCACGGCGGACATCGTGCGTGGCACGATGGAGGAAGACGCCGACGCACACACCTATGTTCTGACGCTGTATCTCGGTGCGACAACGCATGGTGAGAACGACTACCAAAGCGGAACGCTTACTGTGTCCGGCAGATATACACAGATTTCCAGTGATATTTCAGCCGTTACCGTGGATGGTGTGACGACCTATCAAGGAGAGTGTATTGAGCTTTCTGTTGAAGAGAGCAAGGCTTTTTTCACAGTAAATGTCAACGATTATCAGAAGTATTCCGTTGCGCGCGAGCTGTACGATTTCGGCGCGGGTGTTCTGGAGGAAAAGGCGTGGCCGGTCTACGAGTTTTCGATCAGCAGTGCGAACTTCTTGTTTCAAAAAGAATTTGAACCGTTTAAGGATGAGCTGAGGCTTGGCAGAGGAGTCCATCTGAATCTCGGCAGCGACGGCGTAGTTACGGCAAATATCATCGGCATATCTTTGGATTTTGAGCATCCGGAGGAATTTGCGCTGATCTTTTCTAATCGGTTCCAAAGCATTGACCAAGTGAGAAGACCAATGAGTGAGCTTAAACAATATGGTGCTTCCAGCCGCAGCTTTGACGCGAATAAGTACATTTATAACCGCGCAGCGAGCAAAAGCACGCAGGTGTCGCGTTTTATGGAGAGCCAGATCAATGCTGCGGTCAACTCAATTCGCGCGGCGAACAACCAGAGCGTTTTAATCGACGGTGCCGGCATTCATATTGGCGGAGAGTCTGATGTTCAGGTGCGCATGATCAACGATATGATCGCTATGTCAGATGATAACTTCCAGACGGCAAAGGTTGCCATTGGCCGCTTTGCCAGTCCGGAAACCGGCGTGCAATTCGGCGTTAATGCCGAGGTGATTGCGGGTAAGCTCTACGTCGGGCACAATCTGATCCTTGAGAACACCAAGGACGACGGTACGATGATGTTCAAGGTGGATGCGACTGGCGCATGGCTCTACAACGCTCCGTATGTCATGCAGAGCGATCACGGAGGTGAACTCGTAATTCACCCTGATTACGGACTTGCAGCCGGAACGGGGAACCTGTTTACGACGAGCGGTACTACGGTGATTCCTGCGTTTATCGACTCGAACGGAGATGTCGAGTTGGACAGCGATGGGATGCCGAAAAACGCGAACTTCTATCTGGATGCACGCGATGGAAGCGCCTATTTTCGTGGCAAGGTGATTGCGACGAGCGGCGTGTTTAATGGTGTCGTAAAGGCAAGCGATTTCCAGTTGAAGAGCGGCGAAACCTTCACGAGTATCCTGAACGCGGCGAAGAACGCCATCACTGGAGATTATATAGAAAGCCTGACAGCCGATAAGATCACGGCGGGAACCATTGACGCGAATGTTGTCACCATCAGCAATTTGGTTGTCGGGAGCAATGTCGCAATGGGGGAGAACGCCACTATTTCGTGGAGCAATGTAACAGGGAAATCTGCTGTAACCAATGCTATTGCCAGCGCACAGGATGCGGCGAACAGCGCCGCCAGTGACGCTGCATACGCTGAACAGCTTGCGAAAAAGATTGCAAACGGAACATACAGCGGTGGAACGTTTATCAGCGGAAAGACAATCTATTCCCCTGAGATAGTCGGAGACGAAATTTCTGTCAAAGGCGGTAAGTTCCATGTGTATGACAGCAACGGAACCGAATTTGGCTATATCGGTCGTGCGCATGGAGCGATCTCTTCTACCGAAAAAACAAACGGCATCGCAATGTCAACTGTCAATATTGCTGAGATAGAGCATGACACCGTTGGCAATTATGTCATTGTCACAACTGCTGGTGTGAGAATGCACTCCGGGAGCAATATCGACCTCTACCTCACTCCGTCCGGTGCTTATTACAAAAACAGCTCCGGCGATACAGTGGAGATTGGCGGGAATACGGCGACATTTGGATAACTTTTTGAAATAGAAAGGAAAACAAAAATGAACTATCCTGTTGAATTGGCAAAGGATGACTGTAACGAGCTTGAGCGGCTTCACTACATGGTGGAAGCAAGAGCGCACCTTATACAAAGACTCATCACTGGAGCGACAAATCCCAAAGAGGCTGATTTGGTTATTGACAGATACCTGTCGGAATACGACAAATGCTTCAAGGAATACGATAAGGTCAAAAGTCGGCTCGAAGCCAAGTATAAACCGTCTGAGTATGCGGAAACAGCGAAGTCCTGGACTGTTGACTTCAACACCGGCGTTATGACATTCGAGGTGGCGGATGCTTAAAGATAGAGGCGATTTCGCCGAGGAGATCATGAGGATTTTCCCAGAGGAATCGCCGTCTGGTGAGCCGAAATCTGTTTTGACATTCACATTTCAGGTCACGACAGACTGCTCGCTGTGCTGTACCTATTGCTACCAGACCAACAAGGGGCATGAAATGATGACATGGGATGTTGCGAAGGCTGCGATCGACTATGCTTTCGACTCCGCGAACGACCACGATTCCATATTTTCCTACGATTTCGTTTCTGGCATCATTGTTGATTTCATTGGTGGAGAACCGCTGTTGAACATTGATTTGGTCACGCAGATTATTGATTATTTTGAGGAACAGCTTGTTTTGCGTGATAGCCCATGGTTGTTCAAACACAGATACAGCTTCAGCACAAACGGCGTTGCTTATTTCGACGACAAGGTTCAAAGTCTGTTGGCGAAATATGGCGATCTGATTTCTATGGGTGTGACTGTAGACGGGCATAAGGAGCTGCATGATAAGTGCAGGGTGTTCTGCAATGGTCATGGCAGCTACGATCTCGCAATCAAAGCGTCTTTGGATCAGAAGAACCGCTTTGGTAACGACTCGACAAAGATTACTCTTTGTCCAGAGAATATTGACGAGACTTCGCGTGCGATTATTCACATGCTGAACCTCGGATACAGATATATCCATGCAAACTGTGTTTTCGAGGAAGGATGGGAGCCCGTCCACGCGAGGACACTTTACCAAGAGATGAAGCAGATTGGTGACTACATCCTTGATAATGACTTGGAGGATTCCTGCTATGTCTCTCTGTTTGGCGAGAATGATTTTTCTCCGCTGACGGATGAGGATACGAGTAACTGGTGCGGTGGCGTCGGATCTATGATTGCAGTTGATTATAAAGGAGACTTCTATCCATGTATCCGATATATGGAGTCTTCCATTGGGAAAGATCGGAAGCCGTTGATTATCGGGAACATTCATGACGGCGCGTACAAAACGGCGAAAACCAAGAAAATCAAAGAGGCATTTTCCCGCGTAACCAGACAAAGCCAATCCGAGCAGAGTTGTATTGATTGCCCGATCGCAAGCGGTTGTGCATGGTGTTCGGGATACAATTATCAAAAGTACGGAACGGTCAACAAGCGCGCAACGTTTATTTGTGTAATGCACAAAGCGAGAGCACTTGGAAGCTGGTACTATTTCAAAAAAGAAGCGAAGAAAAAAGGAGCAGACCACAAAATTGAATTATTCTTACCAGAGAATGACGCCATAGCGCTCATCGGAGAAAAAGAGTGGTCGTTCTTATGCAACGTATAGGAGGTGAGTGAGATTGGCGTGTTCTCGATGCGCAGATTCCTGCACAACCGGATGTCAGAACACCTGCTACGGAGGTTGTAGTAGTACCTGCAAAGGTTCCTGTTCAAACACCTGTGGTATCAACTGCGGCAGCGGATGTAGCGGAACATGCTCCTCTTGCTCTGCGGCAGGAACGTGTTCGACCGGTTGTAGTAGTACCTGCAAAGGTTCCTGTTCAAACACCTGTGGTATCAACTGCGGCAGCGGATGTAGCGGAACATGCTCCTCTTGCTCTGCGGCAGGAACGTGCGGAACTTCCTGCGGTAGCGGTTGCTCAGGTAGTTGCTCAGGTAGTTGTGGTAGTGGTTGTAGCGGCAGTTGCTCAGGAAGTTGCGGTAGCGGGTGCAGCGGTGGTTGTTCAGGCGGTTGCAGTGGTGGGTGTAGTGGCGACTGTGGCAATAGTTGTGGAAATAACTGCACAGGTGGATGCTCTGACACCTGCAAGAACACCTGCAAAAACACATGTAACGACACTTGTAAAAACACCTGTAAAGCAAATTGTCAGACCGAAAACAACGTTACGCCGCTCGGACACGATTGGGAGTGGTCGTTTCCGATCGAAAGCGGGAGTCCGTTTGCATTGACGGCGAAGGAGTGGAAGGACTTTCTTTCATTCATCAATGCGGCAAGGGCAAATGCAGGAGATTCAGCAATATCTTTTGATACAAGTGACGTGACATCCGGCAGACCGTTTACGGCTCAGATGTTTACTGCGGCGAGGAACGCAATAGCATCTGCGACCGGTCATGGAACGCTGCCAAACAATGCGTCAAGCGGCGGTGTTATTTACGGAACCGCGCACTTTGGCAGAGCGAGAGACAGCATCAACGCTGTCGCAAATCAGGAAATCTTAGAGGATTGATGATATGTATATGAATTGGATCGAGTTGGAGCGAATGGCTGATCAGATAAGGGATGTCAGAGACCACCACTTTGCAGAAATCCCTGTTTGGATCATGGCTATCTTGATGCGAAATCTCAAGATCATTGAGCAGGAAATCAGAGTGCTGACCGAAACAAAAAACTTTCTCGATAAGTGTGGTCTATCGGAGGAAGCATACAGCAGCGCTGTGTCTGATCTTATGAACTCTCCTGTCGAGGTGCATCTCAGAAAATTCTCTTTGGATGATTTTAGAGATAGACCTGTTGAGGTCAGTGTCTTTGAACTGATTGATGATCTGTTAAAGGAGTGATGTAAATGAAACTGTTAAAAAGCGACATTGCCGATGTTTATTCGGACGGGGATGTCCAGAGCTTTGAATCCAGCAAAACGATGAATCCCGGTTTGGCATACAAAATCTTTCGGAATCTAAGAGAGATCAAGGCTGCCAATTTGCAGGTTATCACCGACATAGATATGCTACGGATGAGATATGGGCTGGATCAGGATATTTCTTTTCAGGATTTGGAGCCGGAAAAGCGGATTGCCTATTCGCAGGAGTATGACTCTATTTTATCAGAAGAGATGGATGTGGATATTGTGCCGATTCAGATATCCGAGATACCGTGGGATGTTACGGTCAAAGAAATGCACATCCTTCATCTTATGATTGGTGCGGGCGAATAACACGAATCAAAGGAGAGTTGGAAATGAAAGAGTCCATCATACAGCGTCTTGCTGCAGTTTTATCGGCATTGAACGCCGTAAGTGTCAGCGGAAGAGCGAATCTCAACAATTTGAGCGGTAGCATGGCGATTATTGAGGATGTGATCAGGGCGCTCAACGATGTTGATGTTGTTTCTCTCGAAGCGCAAGGGGATGGCAACGATGGCAGCACTATGAAATTTAACTGACGCAGGGCGACATTGAACAGCAGAACGAAGCTGATGAAGCAACAAAAGCAGATGATGCACGCGGATAAAAAGGAAATCAGAAAGGAGGCTGGCGCATGTCGCAGGCACAACTCGGCTGTTTTAACGGCACAGTGACGCCGAACATCAACATGCTCGATGTGTTCAAGGCAAATGAGATCGCCGAAAACCCGAACAGCATCTTGAATTACGGCGACCTTGTGCTGAAGAAGTTCGGAATTGCTTGTCCGGAAGGGACGGTCATCCAAATCAACGGCAAAAAGCTGACGCTGTTTACCGGCGCATTTGAACTCGGTATGAATCAAATTGACATCACATCTCTCGTTTTCTTCGATGAGGTTGACGTCAACATCTACTACATGTATTAGGAAAAGGGGGCGATATACATGAGTGATATGCCGTTTTTCACTGGCTATTCCGGAGGTGGGTCGCACACGGTTAAGAACTATGACACCTTGGAAAACAGACCTGTAATCAATATTATCGGAGATCCCGTGGTGATTTCCGATCTGGATACCGGCGTCTACAATATCGACGGCACATGGGCAATGACATCTGATTCCGCCCCTATTGATACACAGAAGGACGACCTGTTCTATGTCAAGAACGATGGCAACAACGACGTTCTGCTGACGTGGGTGACTGCTGGCGGCATGACGTCGTATAAGGTCGCTCAGGGCGGCACTGCCGATGATGTCGTGGTCGATTCCGTTTTGACTGCCGAAGGAGTTGCAGATCAGATGCTCGGCTTTTTCTAAAAGTGAACAGATCTGCGGATTAGAGACGGTGTGCGCCGTCTCTTTTTTGTTGGTAAAACTGGCGAAAGCCATTTTTGCACAGGAGAAATCCTATATAACATTTGACGCAAAGCGTCGGAAAGGAAGTAGAAACAATGGCAAAACTTATTTATGTTGGTTCCAAGGCGAACCTGCCGGAGAGCGCATCCCGTGAAAGTGCGTTTTATCTGGTAAGCGACACCCGCGAGGTGTACTTTGGCGCAAACCTTTACACTGAGAGCGTGCGCTTCTTCACCAGCACGGAGCTTGCTCCCAAGCCCGCCAATCCTGCGCAGGGCGTCCTCTACGTCGATACCGTCACCGGCAACGGTTATACTCACAACGGTACTGCGTGGCAGAACGTCTTTACCGGCACCGCTGGCATCGAGGCGGCTCTGATCGGTGAGAGCACCGACGACAAGGATGCCGACACCATCTACGGCGCGAAGGCTTACGCCGACGACGCCGTTGCGACCGCGAAGACCGATCTGATCGGTGACCCCGCGAGCGACGACAAGGACGACGACACCATCGAGGGTGCGAAGCGCTATGCCGACGACGTGAAGACCACGCTCGAAGGCAACGCCTCCACCGACACCTATTCCAGCACCACCATCGCCGGCGCGAAGAAGTACGCCGACAAGGTTGGCAGCGACCTGCTCGGCACCGCGCAGGACACCAGCTCCGATGAGACCGTGCGCGGCGCTCGCGCTCTGGCGAACACCAAGGTCGCCAGCATCACCGCCGGCGACGGTATTGAAGTCGATACCGCTAGCCCCAACAGCACCACCGCTCCGGAAGTGAGCGTGAAGCTCTCCGCGAAGACCGGCAACAGCCTCGGCTTTGAGTCCGGCACCGGCGAGGAGGGTCTGTACGCGCACGTCCCGACTGTCAGCGTGGTCAAGAAGTCGACCGCCAATGACGACTATGCCGCCAGCTATCAGGTGACTGTGGATGGCACGGCCGTCGGCGCTGACATCAACATCCCGAAGGATTACCTCGTCAAGAGCGCGACCGTCGATACCGTCGTCGCGGCTGACAAGGCTTCCGGCGGCAAGTTCGAGGATAACTCCGGCTTCTCCGTCGGCGACAAGTACCTCGACTTCGTGGTGAACACCAAGGCGGACGGCGACGGCACCGCCGAGACCGACGCCCACATCTATCTGAACGTCAAGGATCTCGCCCACATCTACACCGAGGGCAACGGCATTGACATCAGCGAGAGCGACGTCGTTTCTGTGGTGATCGACAGCTCCAACGCGAACGGTCTGTCCGTCGGCGCGAACGGCATTGCGCTTGCCTGCGCTACCGCGACCAATGGCAACACGCCCGCTACCGCTGGCGCGATGAGCGGCACCGACAAGGATCACCTCGACGCTGCGTACGAGGCTGTCCAGACCGGTACGTTCTGATCCTGTGTCCCTGAAAACGTGAATCCGTAAACTGCGAGCGGCACCTTCAATGGTGCCGCTCCAATACTTGTAAAGGGGTGAGTATCAACATGAAATTGACAAGCCCATATACCCTGCCGGAGCTGAGCATCATTGGCGGGTCTTCCCAGAGGCTTGTGTTTGACGTTTTTTACGGTGATACCGGGACTCCGTTCAATCTGGATGGTTGTGAGGCGTTCTTTTCGCTGATCAATTTTGTCAACAAGAATGGCACGCCGATCATTTCAAAAGGAATGGAAAAGTTGTCGTCCACTTCCTTTGAAGACCATGTGATTTGTGTTGATCTTACTCCGGGTGAAACCGTTGATTGTTTTGGAAAATTTATTTACCAAATCACAATCAAGGATGAGGACGGAAACCGTGATCAAGCACAGGGCGTTATGTATATCCATAAAAACATTGATAAATCACGAATTGGTTAGGAGGGAGCGAGCTTGTTTACCACATATTTCCTGAATTTGATCGCCGGAAACGTTTTCGGTACGAAGAAGTCGCCTGCGTTGCCGTCTGCATACTATCTCGGTTTAAGCTCTACCGCGCCGAATGTCGATGGCAGCGGCGTGACGGAGCCGAGTACCAACGGAACCGGCTATGAGAGAATCCCAATCGACTGCCTTACCGTGCCGAATAACGGCAAGGTGGAGAATAGCGAGATCGTTGCAACGCCGGAAAGTCTGGCTGATTGGGGGGTCATGCGCTATTATGTCATTTTTGACTCGCAGAGCGGTGGCAATCTGCTCGCATATCAGCAGCTCAGCAACGAAAGGACGATGGAGCTGAACAGCGTGATGATCTTTAAGGCCGGCGAGATCTCTATTGGCATTGAAAACGAGACTGCGTAAGGCGGTGGTGTGAGATGAAGCGTTTTGCAATCAGTATCCCGCAGCGCGTACATTATGCGGCGATTTCGGTTTATAGCTTGCTCATGCGGTATTATGGCAGCTTTTACGATAAGGTGATTGCAAAAACGGGGCGGGCGAATATCTCTGTTGGCAAGGTGGCGCGCACCGCCCCGCAAAAGATGATCGCAACGAATGGAGCGGCGCATCAGCATAAACGTGTGTTCGTGAGCAGCCATTTGTCCGCGCGTGCAAGTGTTTTCCTGCATGGATACTTCGCAAGGCTTGCTTATGCAAGGAAAGCAATTATCGCAATGGTTGGCACAAAGCTCCCGCAGTTTCTTATCGCTCGTCTGAGAATCCTTGACGAGCTTGATTTGATGATTCTTTCTGCTCTCGACCAAACGAAACTTTGCGATTTGGACTACCACACTATAGAAGCAATAGAGGAAGGAGGCGGCCAATGACAAATACGCCATATCTCGGCTTGCCGCTGACTCCGGCAGCGGACGACCAAAAGAAATTCCTCGTTTTTCGTACGGAAATCGCCGGAGATACAGCAGATTCAGCCCTTGTCAAAATTGACAAGGCAATAAAAACAACGGACGAAAAGACTGAGGAATTGTCTGAACGCATCAACGCCGTCGAGGAGACAAAGTTTACATGGGGATGTTGAAGGACGGCTTTTCGGACACTGATTCCGAGAGCGGATAACTATAAGGAAAGGAGTGATTGGTTTGGCACTGAAGTTGCTGTTTGGCAATCAGAATAATTTGCCGGCATCGAAGACGATCGGGCATATCTATGCCTGCGTTGATTCCGGGAACCTGTTTTTGGATTTTATCAATAACCTTGGCGTCCTTTCCCGTTTCCGCGTGAATGCTGACAAGGCGGACAAGCTCCGCTATACGGACGCGAACGAGCAGGAGCAGGAGCTTCTGCCGCAGGACATCGCCACGAAAACGGAAGTGGCGGCGCGCGTTGCCTCGGCGCAGGGCGTGGAGCAGAGCGGCAAGCTGATGGGCGTTGACGCAAACGGGAACGTCGTCCCCGTCAGCATGACGGAGGTTGGCCTGTCGCTGACGTGGGGCGCTCTCGCCGGACAGTCTCCCGCCGCCCCTGCTGCGGAGGAAGATGAAGATGAAGAAGAGACCGGAACATGACCGAATCAAAAGGAAAGGATAGGTAAATCCGATGGAATATACCAGCACTTTACATCTCAAGAAGCCTGAATACACCGATCCCGTCGATGTTCAGGATTTCAATGACAATGCGGACATCGTGGACGGGCTGAACGCCCGCGTTGAAAATCTCATCTCCGAAATCGAGGAGAACCCCGATTACGCGCCGACGGCGGAGGTCGTGGCGATGCGCACGTCGCTCGTCAAGGACACGACCTACGATCTGGCGGGAGACCGCCTTGACGAAATCGAGCAGGATTTCAAGGACTTCGTGGACGACTACATCGACGACGTGGAGTTTGACGAGAGCGGCAGTCTGCTCTACCTGAGCGACAAGCAGGTGCGGCAGGGCGGAAACGGCACGACCATCATCGCCGGTATTGCCGGTTTGAGCATGGAGGTCGAAACCGACGAGAACGAGATCGCCTATCTCGTGCTTTACGACAACAACGGCGAGGAGCTTTGCCGCACTGTGCTCCCCGCAGGCGGCGGTGGCGGAGGCGGCGCCTCCAGCTATGAGTGCCGTCTGGTCAACACCTCCGGCGCGAGCAGCTTCTCTCTGGCGCTTGGTCAGAGCCTTGAGCTGTCTTACACCTATGCGGAGAACTACGGCGGCGAAAGCACCGGCGCGGACGCGACGGCGACATACTTTGTCAAAAACGGCGCGGGTGAGTTCGTGCAGTATGGCAACAGCGTGAATATCCATCAGGGCAGCAACAGTATCGACTGTTCTTCCGCGCTTGTGTCCGGCGCGAACACCATCCGCATTCAGGTCGTCGGCGGCGAGAGCGGCATTTCCAAGACGCTCAATATCTCCGTCAACGTGGTGGAGCTGACGCTGACTTCCACGTTCTCCGACAGCGCGACCTATACCGGCACGATCAGCTTCCTGTACCGCGTGACTGGCAAGAACCTGAGCAAGACGATGTACTTCTATGTCGATGGCACTCTCTATGAATCCGTCGATATCGGCACGGCGCACAACTCCCAGATCACGCAGGCGATCGACCTGTCCAGCTACGGTCACGGCTCGCACCTGCTGCGCTGCTTCTTCGAGACCGACGACGGCGCGAAGTCTCCCGAACTGCTCTATGACGTGATCTATGACACCGGCTCCAGCGATCCGATCCTCTCCTGCACCTTCCACCAGTCCACTGTTACCTACGGCGAGACGATCACGGTGGACTACACCGTGTTCACGCACGGGCAGGACTATACCGATGAAGTGACGCTCGGTATTTACACGCTGGACGCCAACGAGGACAAGGTGTATTTCAGCCAGAATACGCTCTCCAACATCGTGAACAACGTGGTGCAGCATTGGAGCATCACCACCTATCCCGCGAGCGGCACGATGTATCTGGAGCTGGCTGCCGGCGAGGACGTCAAGACCTACGAGGTCGAGATCGGCGCGATCTCCGGTGACCGCGACCTGAGCGACGTGACGACCCGCCTGATTGCGAACTTCTCCACGAGCGGGCGTTCCAACAACGACTCCGGCAGGGGCGTCATGACGACCAACTACACGAGCAAGGACAACGTGACGACGCCCATCACCGGCACGCTGACCGGCTTCAACTACAAGACGAACGGCTGGGTGACGGACGCCGGCGGCTATCCCGTGCTTCGTCTGAGCGGCGACGCGGAGGTCAACTTCAACCTTCCGTTCTTCGCTACCTCTTGGACGGACGCCAACAGCCACACCATCGCGTTCACCGGCTCCCCGACCGTCTCCGGCCGCACCTTCGAGGTGGCGTTCAAGACCGCTTCCGTGACGGACGAGAGCAAGGAGATCATCTCCATCTGGGACGATTCGCTGAACCTTGGTATCAAGATCTTCCCGTCCCGCGCATATCTGCTGTCCAACAACATGTCTATCGTGACGGACGCGGACGGCAACATCATCAACAACAACAATATCCCGCACGTCCCGTTCTCCTCTACTGCGGACAAGGTTCGCCTGTCCTTCGTGATCGAGCAGAACGGCTACTACATCGAAAGCGGCGAGAACAACAAGGCGAAGCAACTCATCCGTATCTACGTCAACGGCCAGCTTGCCAAGGCTCTTGCGTATGAGAACGACTCGTTCAGCAGCAACGCGGCGCGTCCGCATCTTTGCGCGGATAGCTGCATCCTCGACGTTTACACCATGCGCTTCTATGAGCGCGCGCTGGACGACGCCGAGGTGCTGAAAAACTATATCGCCGACCTGCCGAGCATCAGCGAGAAGATCACCGTCTACGACCAGAACGACATCGTTGTGGACGACGACATCGACTTCGCCCTGTCCGCCAAGCAGTACCCCTGTATGGTGCTTACCGGCACGCTTTCCGCCTACAAGGGCGACAAGGTGAAGGTCGGTATCCAGCTCTACAAGCCGGACGGCACCGTCGAGGACGGCTTCGCCATCGTCGAGGGCTGGGATCTGATGGAGATCGACCCCGAAACCGGCAAGTATGTGAACGTGAACAACGTGCAGGGTACTTCTTCGCAGTATTACCTCAAGAAGAACTACAAGCTCACATTCTATCGCTGGAGCGAGAAGAAGGGCAAGTTCGCCAAGGTGAAGCTGCCGATCTTCGACGACCGCATTCCCGTTTCCACCATCTGCATCAAGGCGGACTACATGAGCCCCGACAGCGCGAACACCGGAAACTCGAACTTCTGGCAGCAGATTCTCACGGAGCCGACGCCTCCGCAGACGGAGGACGCGCGCATCCAGACGAGCGTGATGGGCTATCCCATCCTGCTGTTCCAGCGCGACACCGCTTCCGACCCCCGCGTGTTCATCGGGCGCTACAACCTGAACAACGACAAGTCCAACGCCAACGCCTTCGGTCTGGAGAACGACTGCGACACCGATGCTTCGGATTCCTTCTGGGATGGCGTCGATGTGTCCGACGTGCTGGACGACGGCAGCGTTGCCGCCGTGACCTACGACGCGGACGGTCAGGTGGCGACCAAGTGCCAGAAGTGGGAGTATAAGGACAACTCCGAATCCATCTGCAACTTCGGTACGGACAACCTCATGGCGCTCCGCACGCCGGAGTCCGGCGACGCTTTCCCGACGTGGGAGGCCGCGCTGGAGAGCTGCTATCCCGATCAGGGCGATCTGGAGGACGTCGGACTCGCTCCGAACCTCGACTATATCCAGATGCTCTACACATGGGTCTGCCAGCGGGCAAACTTCCTCGCGGCGAGCACGTCCACGGGAGGCGGCACCTATAACGGCACGACCTACACGAACGACTATGACCTCAAGCGCGCGATCTTCCGCGCCGAGTTCACCAAGCACTTCAACCTGCCGCACACGCTGCACTACTTCATCGCCAACGAGTTCCCGCTGCTGGTGGACAACCTCGCCAAGAATATGTTCCTGACGAGCTACGATGTGACGGCGGAGAGCCTTGTTGATCCCAACGGCGATCCCGTGACGGTCGCGTCCCTGCGCAGTTCCGACGGTTCCATGAACGTCAACGGCGTGGATTGGGTGAACTCCGACTTCGCCATCTGGTATCCGACGCTGTACGACCTTGACTCCTGCCTTGGCGCGGACAACAACGGTTTCGACAAGTTCCCGTACTACAAGGAGATGTGGGACAGCTTTAACGGCGGCGACATCGTGAACGGTGCGAACTCCGTGTTTTGGCGTCTGTTCTACAATGCCTTCTATAACGAGATCAAGGGCATGGTTCACACGCTCGCCGACACGAACAACGACCTGACCGTGGCGAAGTACACGAAGGCGATGGTGGACGACCTGACCTCCGCGCTCCCGATCGTCTCCATCAACAAGGACGAGAAGTTCAAGTACATCGACGCCTATGAGGGCGGCTATTGGGACGGCAGCGCGAACAACGGCGAGGGCGCGTGGGTCTACGATCCGAGCTTCCTGTACCTCGTCAAGTCCACGATGGAATCCTATCACAAGGACTTCATCCAGAAGCGTTTTGCGATGCTGTACTCCAAGTACCTCACCGACACCTACCTTCAGGACTATGTGACCTTCCGTATCAACCGCAACCCGTGGTTCACGCCGGAGGATCCCTTCACCTACGCGGATACGGCTCCTTCCGATCCAAGCGAGGGCGACTACTGGTACGACAGCGCGAACGAAGCGCTCAAGATCTACGACAACGGCGCGTGGACGGCAAGCGTCCAGACCATCACGGTCGGCGAAACTTCTCCAGTCGCGCCTACCGACGGCGACTGGTGGTACGACACCGTGAACGATGCGCTGAACGAGTACAAGGCTTCCACGCCGAACGAGCTGGCGTTCAACGTCGCTCCGTGTCAGGCGCTCTACTGCTACACCGAATGGGGTAACAGCGGCTCCTACATCGGCGGCAAGTGTCTGGAGGGCAACACCTATCAGATGAAGCCTGCGGCTGCCGGTAACTGGTACGACATCGTGGTCAAAATCTGCGGTGCGAGCCGCCTCAAGAGCCTCGGCGATCTGAGCGGGCTGATCCCCTCGAAGCCGATCTCCCTGTCCCGCTGCGTCAACCTGACGGAGCTGAAGCTGGGCGACGGCGCAACCGGCTACGTCAACCCGAAGCTGGACGGTATCGCGGGTATCGACTCCCTGACCATGCTGCAGAAGCTCGACGTGCGCAACTGCACGGCTCTGTCCGGCACGATCAACCTCGCCAACTGCGACCTGATCAAGGAGGTCTACGCGAACGGTTCGGCGCTGGCGTCCATCGTTCTGCCGGAGGGCGGCTACCTTGAAACGCTCAAGCTCCCCGCGAGCACGGCGTCGATCAATGTGGTCGATCACGCGGGACTGACGACGTTCACCTGCGATTCCTACAATAACCTCACCTATCTGCGCGTTCACAACACACCGAATATCCCGACCGACCAGATCCTTCTCGCCCGTGGCGCGAATCTGAGCCGCATCCGTCTGGAGGGCGTCAACTGGACACTGGAGGACGACACGCTGCTCCACCTTCTCTGTTCGTCCGATATGCAGGGCAAGGCGCTCAACGCGAGCGGCGCTGAAATCGACGACGCGACTGCGTATCCGTATATCAGCGGCACAGTGACGGTTCCGAGCATCTACGACGGTCTGCTCACTCCTCTGGCGACGCTGTATCCCGACCTGACGGTCAACTACAGCGGTCTGAGCCACATGGTCACGTTCACGAGCTATGACGACACCGTCGTCTACAAGGAGAGCGTGCCTCACGGCACCACCGCGAAGAACCCCATCACCTACGGCTACATCACCGAGGATGCTGTGGCAAAGCCCGCCGACGTGCATTACTACTACGACTTCTACACCTGGGATAAGCCGTTGAACAACATCACCGCTGACCTCACGGTCAAGGCGACGTACCATCCCAGAGCGCGTATGTATAACGTGAGTTGGGTCAATGGGCAGGATACGACGGTGGAAAGCATCGAGTACGGCACGACGATCTCCGATCCGCTGACCAATGAAGACTGCCCGTATGACGACGGCTACGAGTACATCTGGGGCGGCTGGCGATTCGACACGTTTAACGACGACGATGAGCTTATCGACACCTGTGATGTGTACTCGACGACTGTTGGCGGTCGTACCACGGCAACCGCGCTGTGGTATAAGGTCGCAGTTCCGAGTCAGGTCAAGGCGTTCTCCGAGTGCGACTGGGGCGAGATCAAGGCGGTCTGCGACGCAGCGCGCGCTGGCACGTTGACAAACAACAACGGCGTTCCCTGCGACATCAGCTTCTGGTGGGATGTCCACGAGGAAAAGGAAATCAAGCTCTCCACCAGAGAGCGCGTCATCATCAAGATCGCGGGTTTCTGGCTGCAGGTTGACGAGAACGGCGACCCGATCCCCGTCCACCTCATCATGAAGCACGGTCTCGCGACCGCGCGTCAGATGAACTACGCCGCCAAGTACCAGTACGGGTACACCGTCAACGGCGAAGAGGTACAGAAAGCTGCCGGTTACACCTACAGCTATTCCTACGACGCGGAGAACCCGCAGGTCGAGATTGAGTTCACCGAGTACACCTTCCTCACGAACGTCGTGCGTACCATCGGTGAGACGGCGACCACCTGGGGCTTCTCCGGCGCGCGCAACAGCTCCGCGCCCGCGACGAGGCTCGCCACCCAGTTCTCCTATGAGGACTGCAATCTGGCGCGTACCGACGGCGCGAAGTTCACCGGCACCGTCGTCTGGAACATGAACGACGACTCCGCGAGTGCGATCACGGTCGATGCAACGGGTGGAAGCGTAAGGTTCTACGATACGAGCATGAGTACCGCTGACGGCAACTACCGCACTCTGGAGTTTGCTCCCGGCTCGAAGCTCATCATTCCGATGACGGACAGCGGCACGGTGAAGATCAACGCGCGTTCGATGTGGAACGCGGGCGGCTACTTCAACAGCGACCTCTACAACGATATTGAAGTTGGCGGCAAGTCCCGTTACACGAACGACCCCTGTGCCAATGCTCCTCTGGTCGAGCAGTTCCCGCCGATTATCCAGAAGATCCTCACTCCGTTCAGACTGACCTCCAACCTTGGTGGTCTGACGAAGGAAGCGGTCGAGACGAAGCTCGTCAGAATGGCTCCGCCTCTGGCGAACGAGCTCCAGAACAGCAATAGTCACTTCAATCAGGGTGCATACACGCTGGAACGCGCGTATTCCAACCCTGTCTCTGGTGATCGCACTACTGCTGGAACCGGTAGGTGGCCATGCTATACGACCGATGCAAGCCGCATTATCACGCGAGGCATCAACGGCTCGGCGTCGTACACGTGGGCGGCATCGGCCTCCCGCTACTACACGAACCTCTTCGCCGGCATCCACACCAGTGGCAACGTCTACAGCAGCTACGGCGCGGGCAACGCCTACACGGTGTTCGTCGGCTTCGGTATTTAATCCGGCGAAATCTCGAAAATCCCCGTCCCGCACAGGGACGGGGATAACCCCAACATCGGTTCAGGTACATCAAGAAAGAAGGGATGCCTATTTCAGTCCCGACAGGAAAACGCGGCGAAAGCATCGCACAATTCGTCGCAACGGCGGACGAGATCGAGATCTACACGATCCAACGCTGCGCGAAGTTCCCGCAGGAGTACCGCGAGTATATCCTCAAGGACATCGCTAGGATTTCGTCCGAGGCTGCTTCACACGTTACGCAGGGCAACGCCATCTTTCCGGTGAAGCCCAAGGATGGTGGCGACATGACGCATTACCGAGAGGACGTGTCGCGCCGCCGCACACACTTCAAGCAAGCGGTCGAGTTATACAAGACGCTTGCGAACAAGATCGCAAAACTCTACAAGATCAAAAAGCCCAACCGCAAGCACCGCAATCAGCGGAAGAAGTGGGCGGGCTTGATCGCAACGGAGATCAAACTATTACAAGGCACAATCGAGAGCGACGCAAAGCGGTACAGGCTTTGAGCGCTCCCGTGGGTTACGTTCTATATGACCGCGCGATGCGGCGAGTGCGTTCCCGGCGGCTCGGCGTCGAACACATGGACGGCATCGGCCAACCGCAACAACACGAACAACTTCGCCAACATCAACACCAGTGGCAACGTCAACAACAACAACAACGCGAACAACGCCTACACGGTGTTCGTCGGATTCTGTTCCCGTCTCCATTCTGTCCATCGGGAGACGGTAGTTTGAGTAGGAGCCTGACTGTAAAAAGGCAGCGAGCCAGATCTTCGCGCCGTCAGAGCATCCGAAAGCAAAAGGAATCAGAAGGAGAATGTGACCCTCCCAATCGGGTTTTCCGTAGGGTAAATATATGCCTTGACGCGGGTGGCCGGACGCTACTTGCATGGCCTGACAATGGCGAACAAGTCAGGTTTCATGACCAGTCCCGCTATGGAGTTACTTCTATCGCCAATCTCAACTCTGCGAGGTATTTCCCCGGTATGACAAGCAAGGACAGACACGAGGCGCGATACCAGCGCCGGAAAGCCGCCAGAGAGCGGCGGAAGCGTGAGCATAACGCAAGGTATGACGACTACAACAGGGTGTTTGACTATGACAGGCTGTATGAGGCGGGAACCAAATGCTGTCGCGGCGTCCGGTGGAAGGCGAGCGTACAGCGGTTCGAGACCGACCAGCTTCTCAAATGCTACCGTATCTATTATGAGCTGATGAACGGCTGCTTCCGTTCCGGTCACTTCCGCCATTTTGACATCTATGAGCGCGGACATCTGCGCCATATCCGCAGCCTTCCCATCGAGGAGCGCACGGCGCAGAGGACGCTGTGCGACAACGCGCTGATCCCCGTCCTGACGCGCTCATTCATCTACGACAACGGCGCTTGCATGAAGGGCAAGGGCATCGGCTTTGCCGAAAAGCGGCTGACAGCGCATTTACAGCGCTATTTCCGCAAGTACGGCAGCGAAGGCTACGCGCTGGTTTTCGACTTCTCGAAATACTTTGACAACGCGGATCACGAGATCATCAAGGCGATCCTGCGGAAGATGTTTGCGGACGAGCGCCTGATCCAGATTACGGCGCAGTTCGTGGACGACTTCGGCGAGGTCGGTCTTGGGCTTGGCAGCCAAATCAGCCAAGTGCTGTCTCTGGCGCTTGCCAACCGGCTTGACCATGAGATTAAGGACGCGCAGGGCATGACGTACTATGTGCGGTATATGGACGACGGCGTGATTTTCTGCAATAGCAAGAAACGCCTGCGCGCCGTGCTTGCGGCAATCGAGCGCGTCTGCGACGAGCTGCACATCCGGCTTAACCGCAAGAAGACGCACATTGTCAGGCTCTCTCGCGGATTCACGTTTCTAAAGCTGCGGTATTTTCTGCTGGATTCCGGCAGGATCATCCGCAAACCCGCGCATAGCGGTATCAAGCGTGAGCGCCGCCGGATCAAGAAGCTGCGCAAGCTCTATGAAGACGGACGGATCACGCTGCAATCGGTTATCAATTCCACACATTCATGGCTCGCTCACTGTAAGAGAGCCAATACCTACCGCACAAGGCGGGAGATGTTGAAGTGGTTCTTCGCGGTGTTTCCCGAAGTGCCGCGAGAAACGTTCGACAAGAAGAAAAGAAAGAAGGTGCAAGTATGTACTACAAAGTCATCTTTGACGGCAGCGTGATCGACGCTCTGGACGGTTTGCAGTATGTCACGCAGACCCGATATAGCCACGGTCTGATCGGAACCAGCGACGAGGCGACGGCAATGGGTGTCCTGTCGTCCAACTGCTCCGAGGTCTGGCACGTCGATACGATGCTGGAGTTCTACGACGGTGACTATAAGACCGTCAGGGTCGTCGAGATCAGCGAGGACGAATACAACGAGCTTCGCGACGAGCTGGCGGAAAACGGTATGCTGGACGATGACTCCGGCATCGCGAATGAGGAGCCGCATGAGCAGGAACCTGTTGCCAAGAGTCCGCTTTTGCAGCGCGTTGAGGAGCTGTCCGAGCAGCTTGAGTTCTTGACCGAGTGCCTGCTCGAAATGTCCGAGGTCGTCTATGAGTAACATCCTGAGAGGTTTCCTATACACGCTTTTATTCGGGAAAGGGGGTGAAACGATGATGGCTATGCTTTGGGCGCAACAGATCATGCTGGGCAAGAAGACGTTCGCGCAGGTGCCCGCCAAGCTGAAGGAGCAGGTGCGCGAGCTGCTGATTGATAGCGGTCTCGGCGAGCTGGCGGAGGAGTGATCCGCCAAACATCATGTTGACGGCCGGCGTCCAACAGGGCGTGGTGTGTCACGGGAGAGGTGGCTTCGGCTGCCTCTCCCATTCTTGCACTTGGGGAGGTGTTATGCTTGAATAAAAGACCTGTTTGCTATATGCAAACCGATAGCAGGTGGAAAAACGTCCGCCTAAATTGCAACGGGGGTACTATGTCCATCGGCGGCGGCGGGTGCGGTCAGACCAGCGCGGCTATGTTGATCGAGACGCTGACCGGCAAGACCTGCCTTCCCACGGAGACGTTTCGGTGGTCTTGCGAGAACGGATATGTTTACGCGAACCAAGGGACGGCGTATGAGTTCTTCAAGCCGGTGTTTGCCAAGTACGGTATTTCGTGCGGCATGATCCCGACGGTTTGCATGAGTAAGACAAGCCCTGTCCGCACGATGGTGGAAGACATGCTCAAGCAGGGCTACTACTTTATCGCGCTGATGAAGAAGGGCTTGTGGACGAACGGCGGCCACTATGTCGTCGTATGGTGGGCGGATGACAAAATCCGCATCAACGATCCTGCCAGCAAACGAACCGAACGTATGAACGGCGACCCCGACACGTTTTTCTCGCAGGCGAAATACTTCTGGTGGGTTGACGCCAGAGAATACAACAATCCGAAAGGGGATGAACTCGATATGACGAAGGCCGAGTTTTTGAAGAGCCTTACCGCCGAAGAGTGCGCACAGATCGTATCGGCGGCGAACGAGCATCTTGCTGCGCAGAGCGCGCCTAAGTGGGCGGAAGAGGAGCTTGCGGAGGCAAAGGCGCTTGGCATCACGGACGGAACCCGCCCGATGCAGCTCATTCCGAGATATCAGGCGGCTATCATGGCGAAAAGGGCGGCGAAGAAATGAAACGTAAAGTAAAGCGCAAAAATTTGTTTGCCGATCTGATCATCGTGATCTGCCTTTCCATGAGCGCCGTGATCACCATGTTTAATATGTACGAGTATCACCGGCTGGGCGAGGTTATGCCGTCCGGCGTGATTTCTGCGCTTTTGCTTCTGTGGGGCGGAGAGCTTCTGATCCTTGCGGTGAGGCAGATTTTCGGGAGCAACGTGGTGGAGAAAACGAAGGGGGGCGCTCCGACACCGCAGGATGATAACGAGACAATATAATGCGAAATGAACGGCATTCGGAAGAATGCCGTTTGCTTTGTACTGAAAAGAAAGAGGGGATGAACGATGGAGAAGTATAGTCTTTTGGTGGATCTCATTGTTCACATTTTGTCCGGTCTTGCAATCGCAATTCCGCTGACTGTTAAGCTCGTCGAGTATGTTACGAAGCTATTCCGTGAGAAGAACTGGTCTAAGCTGATGCGACTGACTATCGACTTCATGGAGGAAGCGGAGATCAAGCTGAGGAACGGTGAAGACCGTAAGCAGTGGGTACTCGCCATGGTGAGGGTCGCAGCGGAGAACGCGAATTGCCAATTCGACGAGCAGGTTGTGGGAGATCTGATTGACAGCATGTGCGATATGGCGAGCGTGGTCAATGCCACCATGACCATCGACAACGTTGAGAAAGTCGGTGGTGCGAAATGATCGGACAGAATCAATTTTTGGAGCTTTTCGGTGGAGTGACCGTTTCCACAATCGTTACTTGGGTTATGGCATTGATTTTCATGATTTATGTCGGAAAAAATGCCAAGAGCTATTTTGAGAAGAGGTTCAAATCCGAACAGGAGAAAAACGAAAAACTTGGAGAAGTTTTCGATGCAGTCAAAAAGGTCTCTACAATCGAATCTGATATTCGAGAGTTGCGTGAAAGTCAGGAACGGCAGGAGAAGCGCCTCCGCAAGATGGAAGAGACCGCAGACAAAAGAGAGCGGAGCAAGCTGCGTGACAGCCTCCTGCAAAACTACCGATACTACACAAACAAAGACCGCAACCCACAGCTTGCATGGACACGCATGGAGTCTGAGGCGTTCTGGGAACTTTTTGGCGATTATGAGGAAGCAGGAGGCGACGGGTACATCCATAGCGTTGTTCAGCCTGCGATGAACGCGCTCTTTGTCGTGGAAATGAACGACACAGACAGCATTATAAATTTGATGCACAGCAGAAAGTGA